TTACCCCAATACGTTATTCATATAAGCTTCAAACCCTGAAATAGAATCCTTATTAATTTTGTCGCTAATATGAGAGTAAACGTTAGCAGTGATTTCTATACTCTTATGTCCTAGTCGATCTTGAATGTATTTCATACTTGCACCAGACTCTAATAAAAGAACCGCGTGAGTGTGTCGTAATGAATGTATTTCTAATCTAGGTAAATTTGCTTTTTTTAGTATGCGTGAGAATGCATTGAATAATGTTGACTTCGGCAAGAAATTTCCATCTACTCTTGAAAAGACTAAGTCTAATTCATGTTCATATGCATCTTGTAAAACAAGCTTATTAGCATTTTGCCATTTTTTATGTGCCAGCAATTCATCGACTAATGTTTTAGGAATCATGATAGTACGTTTAGAAGTAAATGTTTTTGTATCTCCAAATAATTCTTCTTTTGTTTTAGCTGTAAAATCTAATGTGTTAGAAATAGTAATAGTATGTTCTTTTAAATTTATGTCTTTCCATTGTAAAGCAGCAGCTTCACCTTTACGCATACCTGTATTCAGAAGTGCTTTGAAAAAGATGTAATAAATATAGTTGTATTGATAAGAAGTCTTTAAGAAAAGGGGGATGTCTTCACTTCGCATATATTTTAGCCCTTCTCTTTCTTTATTGTTCTTATTTGAAATAACTACTTCTTCACAGGGATTGTTTTCAATCTTTTTTAAGCTAACAGCCTTTTTCATAGCATTATTCATTGTGCCGTGGATAATTTGAACAGTTCGTTTACTGTACCCCTGATCAGTTAGGGAGTTAATGAATTTTTGATACATCATTGGTTTGAGTTCTTTTAGATTCATGTTTTGAAAGTAGGGGATGAGATGCTTTTCAATGTTACGTTCATGCAAGATAAAAGTGTTTTTCCTTACATTGTCTTGCTTAAATAATTTTAGCCAGTCTCTAAGGTAATGTTTTAAAGAAGTAGGAGTAATCTCAACTTCTAAACCGTTTAGTAATTTTTTCTCTTCTTCAGCAGCCGCAAGTTGTGCTTCTTTTTTCGTCTTGAATCCACGTTTTGATTTTTCTTTGTATTTTTGAGTATAAGGGTCTTTAAATCTTACTCGGAATTCCCAAACATCTCCGAATTTTCTGAAGCTAGCCATTATAACATTCCCTCTTTCCTTATAATTGTAAAGTGGCCAGATTACGCATCTAACCACTTCACGGGATAACCCGAAACTTCATATTTTATTTCATCATCTACTGTATAGATTTTTGTAACGATAGGTATCTTTATCATTTCTTCTTGTTTAACGATGGATTTCTTTCGTTTTTCTCGTTCAGCGTTTAAATCAATAATCAAAATGTCTCACCTCCTTTTAGTAAGGCTTATAAAATTCTAACAGTTCAATTGGAATATTATTTTTGTATGCTATACATGCTTTTGTATCACCAGGTTGAATGGTCTTTTTATCAATTAACAAAAGCGCAGCAAACGTATTTGCTTCTATCTCTAATTTATCAACTGAAAAGAATGTATTCTTACGCAGAAAAGGTGTGTTTGCATGAGTGTGTAGGATTGCATGTCCTAACTCATGCGCACAAACAGTTCTTTGCATGGATGGAGACAAATGACTATTAATAACAATGAAACGATTTCTTTTTTCATATTTATAAAATCCGTTTATTTCTTCATGTAATTCCCAGGTTAGTACATTTATTTTTAAACAATCTGCAAGTTCATAGGGGTTATTCGTGTTGTATTTTGTGCAAAGTTGTTGGACTAGATCTCTTATGACGAATTTCAATGTTTTCCCTCCTAAGCTCGCATCAGTTATCGTCGGTATTACGATATTTCTTAGGAACGTATTTTTTATTGATTACTTTAGTTTGTTTCACGATGTATTCCATTGCATCTAATAAAGATTCTACGGCTTCTTCACTCATAGGCTCACCGGAGAACATTAGGCCATCCTGATTTTGAAGATCCTTTTTTATTTCATCCATTCGTTTGGCGATATCTAATTCATCCTTTTCGGATAAAGGAGGTATTGGTTTTGGAGTAGTCTCATTATTCTTCTCAACATAACCAGCAGCTTCCATAAGTTCTTCGTAGTGTACTTGAAGAGCTTCTGCAAGTTTTTTTATTGTCTCAGGTTTCGGAATTCCTCGCTTTCCATTTTCAATACGAGATATTTGAGAGGAGCTAACATCCGAGTAAAGGGCAAGTTGATTAACTGTTAATCCTTTGTTTACCCGTAGCTCCTTTAATTTTTCACCAAAAGTATTATTCATAGCTATCCCTCCAATGTAATTTAAAGTATATTGCCTTTTGGCTATTGCCACAAGGTAATAAATTTATTTGTTACATAAAAAGCGTTGCTTTTTGGCAACACTGGTGTTAATATTGCCATAAGGCAACTGAGAGGTGATAAAAATGAGAATTGCTTTGAAGAAAGATTCGGTCCTAAAAGAGATGGAATTAAGAGGCTGGTCAAACTACGATTTAGCAAAGCGTATGGAGGTTTCACCCCCAACGGTTTATCGAGTATTTAATGGGGATAGGCAACCTGGAAATAGCTTTATAGCCCAACTTTTAAAGGCTTTTAATAGTGAGGATTTTTGCAAGTTTTTTATTTTTGTTGATGTATTGCCAAAAGGTAATGGAGAGAAGGTTTATCATGAATCAATTATCAGTAGTGAATGAAATGGTGCATAATACTTTAGTTTTTGAAAATGATGGGCAGGTAGTAACTGATAGTTTGACAATCGCTAAAATGTTTGAGAAAGAACATAAACATGTTGTACGTGATATTGAAGTACAGCTAGAGAAATTAAAAGAAGCAGGAGAGCTAACCTGGGGTGAGTCCAACTTTGGGCAGACCCATTACCAACATCCTCAAAACAAACAATGGTATAAAAAATACCTATTAACAGAAGATGCATTTGCAATTGTTGCAATGTCCTATGTGACTCTAGAGGCAATGAAAATGAAAGTAGAGTTTTTACGAGAGTTTAAAAGAATGAGAGAACACATTGAAAAAAGGATGCGAATTCCTGGGGATACATTTGGACAAATCGAGTTGATAGCAGCAGGAACTAGTAACTTAAATAAAAGAGTTTCTTCATTAGAACAGGTAGTTGAAAAGCAATTAACTGTAGATTACGGACAACAAAGAGTAATTGAAAAAACGAAAGCTAAACGGATTTATTTTTTATGGGAGAACGGTCATGTAGATAGACAAGTACATGATTCTACTCGCAAGCTATTCGGATTATTAGGACGTAATTTGAAAGATGCATTCAATGTGAATAGTTACCGCGATATTTTGAAGAAGGATTTCGAGGAAGCTTTGAATTTTGTAAATGGCTGGAGGCCAATGATTTGAAAGATTTTAGAAAACGCAAAATTGCGTTCTCAGTAATTCTTCATGGAAAATGATTGCATTTTATAAACAGTTGGAGACCAATGTTTTAAAAATAAGGAGGGAATAATTATGTTCAATGTTCAAATAGACGAAAATGTTGTGAAGGAATTATGTGTGGAAGAAATTCAAAAGAAGGTTAAAGAGTACGATGCTGAGTTAGCATTTTGGGATACTAAGGAACTTAAAAAACGTGTATGTATGTCGTGGAATACAATTCAGGATCAGTTCTTCTTTGACCCAAGGTTCCCAAAATTCAAAGTGGGTAAGAAATGGTATTTCCCAGCAAAACAAGTACAAGCATTTTTAGTTGAATGGGCAGAGGAAAGGATGGATTAATGATGTTTACAATTGATTACAACAATGTAAAAGTATCAGATTATCTTAGACTACTAGCTCATTATAAATTACCAAATAAAAAGCAGCGTCGATTAATTGAGAATAGGTTTGTATGTTTAAATGCTCTTTTTAAAAAGGCAGGTGAATCTAGTGGGGATTGAAAATTTGGTGCTACCCGAGGATGCTGAGTTAGCGAAATCATTACGTAATAAGAAGGAGAACTACATAAAGAATCAATTTTTGTTAACTCGTATTGCAAGTAAGAAAAATGTGGAGGGTAAAACAAAAGAATTCTATGAGACTTGTAAAGAGTATGAGGTATGTGGAGAAAAGGCCAAAGAGTGTGATAAGCAATTAAAGGAATTGATATTTAAAAAGAAAGAGAATGATAGAGTTCAACTTGTTGTAGAGCGTATGCGAGAGGTTGGAATTAAAGAGGATGTTATTCAAAAAGTTTTATATAAATAAAAAGAAACCCATAGCAGTGGGTTCCATTGAAAAACAAATCCAAAGTCAGTATATCACATGGGGTGATTACGTGGAAGAGCTAATAGAAAATCAATTACTACAACAGCAGGTTGAAAAGGCTGTAAGTAGCTTGAAACTTATATCCGCACAGGAAGCAGATACTTGTAGAAAGTTAGATATAGATTATGTGATTACCATATTAACTAATAAACCGTATGGCAGTATGCCATTCTAGGAGGCTATAAAAATATGTTAGGAGGCAAAAACAATGAAAGAAAATAATGTAGTCGGTAAAAAGTTTGGAAAGTTGATCGCTATTAAAGAATTTAAGGGAGGACATTCGAAACCAAGAACTATCCTTTGCAGATGTGAATGTGGAAATGAAAAGGTTGTTTGTAAAAGTTGTTTGATCCTTAGAAAAACCCGAAGTTGTGGATGTCTTCGGAAATATAATTCAGTAAAACACAATCTCAGATATACAAGGATTTATACCATTTGGGCCTCTATGGTTCAAAGATGTACAGATGAAAATGCTTCTAATTATAACAGATACCGTGGTAGAGGCATCTCTGTGTGCAATAGATGGAAAGAATTCCTTAACTTTTATGAGGATATGAAAGATGGCTATTCTGATTCACTTTCTATAGATAGAATTGACAACAATTTAGGGTATTCCAAAGAGAATTGTAGATGGGCTACGCCTCAAGAACAGGCGTTAAACAGAAGGAGCAATCGTCTTGTAGAAATAAATGGAGAAAAATTGCCGCTAACAAAGGCATGTGAAATTCTAGGAATACCTTATGCAACTGTTCGAACAAGGCTGTATAGAGGTTGGTCAATAGAACGAGCACTATCTAAAGCTGAAAAGAACGAAGCGAAAGAAAAGCAACAGTAAGCACAATAGGTGGGTGACTGAAATGAAAACGGTAGTAAGAGATGGATCAATGCCACTAGCTTTGAATAGAAATCTAGGAACTCGATATTTGCGTGATAAAAGGTTATCTGAATTACTTAAGCGCTGTCGTCGTTTAGAGAATGAAGGGTTTGATTATTTATTTCCTATTCGAAAGGTGTTAGAAACAATTAAACATAGAAATGATGAAAATCCTCATCTGTTTAAAGGTTGCCTTGTGATGGATCGTGACCGTGGATTCTACTATGAAGTTGTTATGAGGAAGGTGAAGAGATGAGTAATTTATTAATTCATGAAGAACCATTACTTGTTCTTCCAGGACTGGCAAGCAGAATTGGTTTAAATGAGGCGATATTTCTACAACAGATACATTATTGGCTAAATAGATCTAAGCATTTTTATGATGAAAGAAACTGGGTATATAACAGTGTGGCAGAATGGGTTAAACAATTTCCGTTTTGGAGTGAGAACACCATTAGACGTATTGTAAAGAATTTAGAAGATGAACAGCTTCTTGTTATAGGCAATTATAATCGAGCTAAGTTTGATAAGACGAAATGGTATTCCATTAATTATGAAAAACTCCGTTTGTTAGAATCCACAAACGATGTACCCAACTTGGGTAGACGGTCTACCCAAAATGGGCAAATGGATGTACCCAATTTGGGTAAACCAATACCAGAGACTAACACAGAGACTACATCAGAGATTAAAGAATATATAGTCGAGATAGTAAACTATCTCAACGACGTGTGTGGTAGTAGTTACCGTTTAACATCAAAGAAAACACAAACATTGATTAAAACTAGATTAGTAGAAGGATTCACTGTGGATGACTTTAAAACTGTGATTGATACAAAAGCTAGAGAATGGCTAAGGGCGGAACAAGCAAAGTACCTAAGACCAGAAACATTATTTGGTACAAAGTTTGAAAGCTATTTACAACAAGGAAAGGTGGAAGGAAAACATGGCTCTAATAAAGGTAACAGATATAGCAAAGACCCTTTCGAAGAAGATGATCTTCCTTTCTGATACATGTGAGGTTTGTAAAAAAGAACGTAAACGTACTGTTAGATACATGAAGATAAATGATGAAGTAGTTTGTCCAGTATGTAAGTTGGCAGAAGACAATCAAAAGTTAGAAGCTGAAATGAATGTATTTCGAGATGAGAAGGAACAGAGAAAACGTAAAAGTATGTTTTACGATAAGAGCTTGATTAAAGATGAAACAATTAAACTTGCTAGATTCTCAACTTTTAAATCTGATTGTGAAGAAGATGAAAAGAATTACACTTTAGCAAAACAAGCACTTGAAGATTATTTAAATGATGTGAGGTTTAATTTAATTCTAGTTGGAAAAGTGGGTGCTGGTAAAAGTCATCTTGCCTATTCAATTGCTCATGAAATGAATGAGAATAGCGCAGGAACTGTTCTTTATGTTTCTGTATCAGAACTATTTGACTATATACGTTCTACGTTCAATGGGCAATCTGAGGAATCTGAGCATAGCATTGTTAATTTACTAATTTGTGCAGATTTATTAGTTATTGATGATTTAGGTGCAGAACTAGGTGATATGGATGCTGCTGATCCGAAGGCAACTGCATTCGTGAATCGTGTCCTGTTTAAAGTCTTTGATGGAAGACAGGGGAAGAAAACAATCATTACAACAAACCTAACAGGTGAAGCTGTTATAAAAGCTTACGACGAGCGCATTACATCACGTATGTTCAACACATATAGGCATATTGAATTTAAGTATACAAGGGATAAGCGCAAAAGAAAGTTACCTTTTTAAAAGGGAGACGAACTGATATGACCATTACTGTAATTCGTCCTGATGTCCATATTTCAAGCGTTAGTAGTTGGGGAATGGTATTTACACCATCTCCGACAAACAACGCTGAATGGACATGTAAGGACTATAAAAATACAACGGGAAAACGGATTGAAGAAATGTTAAAGAAAGCGAAGGGGAAAGAATGAAAACATATATAGGATTTGAAGCGATTGAAAGAATGAAAACGAATTGGATTAAAGAAAAGAATGATTTTTTTGCACACACATTAAAAAAAGGGAAACATGAGGTTTTGGGAATTAGTAGCCAGCGTATTGTACCGTCTGCAATCGGTATGAATTTCTTTTTTGAAAACGAGTTTGTAGATTATGAAAAGCCATTGAATTTAGAGTACGGTGAAATGTTTGTAATGGAAAGTTCAAATGGGAAATGGTACGGAATTTTAAAAGAAGAGACTCAAACTAAGTATTACTTAATCATGGGGTTAAAAGTAGGGGAATATCGTTTTTATGAAAATGGATGTTCTTTCAAAAGATATCAGGGACGTACATTCCGAAAAGCAACTGATGGAGAGTTAGAAGAATTTGAGCGTTTCATGGTGTTTTATAAGAAGAATCGTAAAATGGACGAGTTTAAATTAGGTGACATTTGTGAACGTGAAGATGTCCTATATAAAGTGGTTGTTCAGACTGAGGATAACAAATTTGAGGGTGTTTTAGGTTGTGTAGCAATTAATGAAAAAGATACTCCAGTAAAATACTTTCCAGTGAAAAGTATGGAATTACAATTTTGTGTCGAGGACATGGTGGGGTAGTTTTGCATCAACACATCATAGATCAACTGATTGATAGAGGTATTTATAAATCCAAAGACGGACTTCGAGATTTATTCGAATGCTCGTTTGAGGAGTTAGTGGAAATGTTGGAGGGAGAAGATTGAGCTTTAAAAAGGAAATGGCGATCATTTTAGTCAGCTGGATTTTAATCAGTGTGACTATATTCTTACTAAAATACAAACTTGGAGTGAACTTATAATGATTCAGTTACACACGATTACATCTGAAGAGAAGAAACAAAACTTTGATATTACGGAACTATTTGAAATGCAAATAGAACTGGATAAACGAATTGGATATAAAGGGAATGACAAAATGGATATGTTGTTTCGTGCATTACTGGTGGAAATCAGTGAAGCATGGAACGAAACTCGAGCATTTAAGATGTGGAGTACAGGATTTGGAGTTCCAAAGAATGGACTATTAGAAGAGTTAATTGATGGTCTTCATTTCCTCATGAACATTGTAATTGAGTTAGATAAATGTACTTGGAGACATGAACTTATTCCATCGTTCAGTATGCAATCAATTATGAGAAAAGATACAAGCAATGTAAATATGCTCTTCGAATGGTATATGCAAGATGTGTTGACTGCAAAAAGGGCATGGTGTCAGTACAGAGATTTAACTACAACAATGGGACATTTAAGACGAGCATTTGGAATCTTCTTTCGTATTTGCTATTTGTATGGATTTACTTATGAGGACGTTATTGATTCGTATAAGGAGAAGAATGCGGAAAATTTCGAGAGACAGGATAATGGGTATTAATTTAATTCTAAAAGGAAGTAAATTAAGAAGAACTCGTAAATAAGAGTAAGAGATAATAGGAGGTTATTTTTTGAAACTGCAAGATATAGAAATCAATCCTAGTACCATGAAGTTAGAAATAGATATTATGGAAATACCTGAAAATTGTGTGGTTGTTATATCTGATGGGAAGGCAAAGTTTAGGGAGCTACCACCCTATGGTGAATATAAAATAATTACACATCAAGGAAAAGTAAAAAGAATGAGGAAAGAAGAGGGAGAAGAATTTTAACTTTAAAAAAAAGAGGATTTTATCACTCTTTCTTTAATTTTTTTATAAATAGTATATAATTAAAGAGCTTATATAAAAATAAAGAAAGAGGGATTGGAGATGCAAGAATATACTTTTAGTTCAGAAGTAAATCAAGTAATTGTTGATGGGATATTAAATGGATATAAAAGCTATATCCATGAACGGAATGAAAAACAAAGAACGATGGTGATTAGTGATGCATATGCATGGGTAAAAGGGAATCATATTGATGATCAGACAGCTAGAGAGTGCGCAAATGTGGGGATTGAGTACAAAAAGGCTAGAGCTGGGTATACGTGGGGCTATTTGCAATTTACATCTTCTGAAGATAAAAGCATGTTTATAATCAAAAATTCAAAGTATTTTAATGAAGAGAATTTTCCAGGTGGTAAAGGGATTGATGGAAATAAAAAGCGTAAGAAAAATGATGAGAATTATTTAAAGAAGTTATCCAGAGTGAACTGGAAAATTAAATTTCCAGAAACTCCTACACTCCTTCCTAAAGAAGAGGATTCGGTTGAATTTTTAACCCTATTTGATGATAATACTATGAAATCATTAGAGGATACGGAAGTAAGTAGGTTACAGGAAGAATACGATAAATTTTATATTGTAACTTACGAAATTGATGAAGCATTTATGATTTCTAAAATATCTGTTTGGATGCCGAATCCAAATGATGAGAAAGCCCATTTAGTTGAGGATTTAACGGAATTAATTAACAATAGCTCAGTGGAATTTGATGATGTAGATCTAACAGCTCTAGAAAGTGATGAAATGGATTATAACTATGATTCGCCTGCAGCTATTGATTTTGATATATTCCATGATGACGAGCTGGACCGTGAGAAAACAGATGATGATAGTCAAAGTTAGAAATATATTGTAGGAGGTAGGTACAATGTTTGTTGGTACAAATTTGACCAACATTCGAATTCTCCATGGTTATACAAGGAAACAACTTTCCGAAATGTTGGAAATTACAGAACAAGCCGTTTGGCAGTATGAGAACGGGTATATGTCTCCTAAGTTGGAAGTTATTAACGAATTGAAGAGGATTTTCAAGGTGAAAAGCAAGTACTTTTACTCTGAAGATTTTCTTGGTGAAAATGGAAAATCGAATATTCAACAATGTCATATTGCATATAGAGCTGAAATTATGAATAGTGCTCAAAAAAATCAAAGTGAAGCCAAAACAATTGAGTTTCTTAGTTCCTTTTTAAGTATTATTGAAAAAAAGTTGCACTATCCTCCAAATGAAATAGTAGCTCTAAGGGAAAAAGTAATTCAATATCTTACTCGTTCAAATGAGGATAGAAAATTGCAAATTGAGCGAGTAGCTAGCATGGCTAGAGAGTTTTTAGAGATAGGTAATAAAAGTAATATAAATTTATTATTTTTACTTGAGAAAAAAGGAATGTTTGTTTTTGAAAAGGCAATTGGTGAAAGAATAGATGCTTACAGTTTATGGTCTGAGGATGGACGACCTTTTATTATGTTAGGAAACTTGAAAAAGTCTGCGGCTAGAAGAAATTTTGATTTAGCTCACGAATTAGGTCATTTATTATTACACTATAAAGTTGAATTTTCTTCATTAGACAATAAAGCGCATAGAGAGCATGAACAAGAAGCGAATTTATTTGCTGGGGCTTTTTTGTTACCTGAAAAAGAGTTTACTGCAGACTTTAATTTACTTTCTAAGAATTCAGCACCGGATTCTTATATTGATTTAAAAAAGAAATGGATTGTTTCAATTCAAGCACTTGCCTATAGAGCTCATTCACTTGGTTTATTGGACTATCAAAAGTATAGATACTTTAACATCAAATTAAATAAGCAAGGTTATAAGATTAGAGAACCTCTTGATGATGAAATAAAAATTATGAAGCCTGGAAAAGTGAAAAGTATTCTACAGTTATTATTTGATAGGAATTATTTATCATTGGGCACACTTTTAGATACACTTAAGGTAGATGTGGAATTTTTATCTAACCTTACAGGGATAGAAAAGGAGTTCTTTGAAAAATATCATAATGACTTAGCAAAAGAATTTACTGTTTCTGATCTTAACTTAAAAATTAATTAAGAGTTCTACCAGCCAACTGGAGGACACTAAATAAACGTCTTAAGCGTTTGTTTGGTGTCTTTTTTATTTCACTGAAAAGGAGAGGGATAAATGGGGAAAAGTCAACGAGATAAGGGTATGAGACGTGAAAGAGAATTTGCTAATTTGATAGGCGGTGCTCGTGTACCGCTCTCTGGTGCGATGGACGGGTACTCAAATGATGTGAAGGGTTTAGGTCTTGAATGGGAAGTGAAAGCGAGGAAAGAAGGATTCAAGACGTTATATAACTGGTTGGAGGATGAACGTGAACAGCCAGATGCATTAGCGATTAAAGCGGATAGAAAACCATGGTTGGTAGTTATGCCGTTGGATACATTTTTGAAAATGGTGAAGGAGTGAGAGTATGTTGGATATTGCCCTACCTGTTCTTAACAAAGAGCAGACGAAAAAGAATGTACTTCAAGCTTTGAAAAAGTATCATCTGTTCTTATCAAGTATAGATGAAAAAGATATAGAGCGAGTACAAGATGGTAAGGTGATTGGCATGAGTAAAGCAGTGTTAGAACGAATTAACTATATTCAAGAAATACGAAAAGGTGTAGAGAAACTGAATGCGTGGGATAAGCAGCTTATTGAGTTAGCCTACCTAGGGAAAGAGAAGCCTAGTTGGATAAAGATGTGTAGGCTATTGAATATGTCTCAACCGGATTATTATAGGAAGAGGAATAAGGCTTTGTGTGAGTTGGCTTATAAGTTGGAAATTGAAGTTGAAGAATAAAAACCACTTAATTAGAGTGGTTTTTATTTTATATTTTTATATGGAAATTATGCGTTATATATGTGATACTTTTTTACGTGAAACAAACTGTCGGATAAAAGACATAAAGGAAGGAATGAAAAAAATCGTGGATGAAAAAGAAATTGAGATAATGGCAGAAAAAGTATTAAAGGAGATTAAGAGTGATGTAAAAGAGAAAGTAAAGCTGAAAGTAAAAGAAAAACTGCCCGAATTAAAAGAAGAGGTTTTGTTGGAATTGAAATTGGAATTACAAGATGGTGAGAATTCCAAAGTTAAAAATATAAAAACCATAGCTGATAGTACAAGGTTATCTTTAATGACCTTATCACTATATATTTTTATAAGCTTTGTGACTTTATATAGTGTAAGAATAAGTTTTGAGGCGTTGGATTCTAGTAACCCGGCTGATATATTTAATGTTGTTATATTTTATATTATAATTGCAACGATAATGATTATTTCCTATATGGTAGTTATTAATTTTTATAGATTAAAACAGAATGAAAATATAAGATTTGTATATGGGCTTTATGAGGTTACTTTAGGGATGCTTATAATTTTTGTAGCGATATGTAGTTTTATACCAAAGGCTAGTGCTGCTGATTTTTTAAATACTACAAAGATATATTTTTATTTTTATGGTGGGATATATGTGGCAGTTAGGGGATTAGAAACATTGAAAAAACATTTTGATTATGCAGGTGGTAAACCTATAGTTTATATGGCGGATATATCTAAGGAAAGAAAACTAGAAAAATATATAAATAAAAAAATTAATGCCTAGTGGCTACATTACTTGATATGTGAGTGGGATGAAAGGTGAAAAAATTTAATGGTATTTGTTTTAAGGTATATTGATTTTGGAAGAATTAATTAATCGTTAAAGTTTTATATAATTATAATACGTTTTAATGTGAAGAAATCAGAAAGGAAGTTTTTAGTGAAAAAATTAATCTGCTCTACAATCTGTTTGGCTATTGCATTACTATTGTTTTTTATATTTCCATCTGAAATAAAATGGATTTTCGGAGATACAGGTGTATATTTATTAGTGATAATAATGTATTCACTAGTTTATTGTACTTTTATTTTTATAATAAAGTTTTCTTGGTGGATTGCTAAAATTTTTACTGGATTTACAAATAGAAATAAACATAAAGCAATGACTATTTATGAATGGACTAAATTTATTAGGAATATTGAAAAGGAAATTAAACTAATAATAGGGGATGAAGTTATATCAGGTAAAGATGTAGTTGATAACCTACAAATAATAAAAGGCCGTGTTGTAAATTACTTTGAAAAAGATATTAATCGGATGAAAATGTTTAAAGCATATCTAAAAGTTGTGACTGAGGACACAACAGCAACTACCTTTAAGACTTTTATTCTGGGGATGCTATCTACTGGCTTTGTAAGTTTAATAATACAAAATAAGATGGATAAGGTAATGCTTTTTGATTATAAATTAAAAGCAGAAGTGGGAAGCGCGTTTTATTATGGGATTGGTGGGCTTTTTATTTGGTTTGTTATAATTACTATAGTAACATCGCTTCTAATTTACTCTGATAGAACAAGAGAAAGATTGTTGGTAGAATGTATTGATATGTGTATTGATGAGATAAATAGTAAGAAAAAAGAAGAGGAAAACCAAGAGGAAAACCAAGAGAAGAAACAAGAGGAATCTAAAGTCGAAGAAGACAAGTTAGATGGCGAGGAAAAGAAGGGAAGAAATCAGAGAAGGAAAAAAGGGAGACGGCACAAACAGCAATCTAGGTAAAATCCTAATTGTTAAGATGATAGAGTTTTTTAGTTAGATTAGATCGTATGTGAGTATAACGATCTGAACATTAAAATAGAAGAAAGACGGGTTAGAGATATTACATAGGAGATATCAACCTTATAATAAGTCAGGGGGAGCCATCTGTAAAAATAGGTGGCTTCTTTTTGAATCAACCGTAGAAATATTTTTAAGGAGAGAATGAAATCATGGGACAAGTGTTGAGAAAATTATATTCTCCAAGTAAGCAATATAAAGTTGAAATAATAAAACGAAAAGATGGTTTATATACAACAGAAGTTTATAGATGGATGGAAGATTGCGGATATGAGTTTTGGAGCTCTATCAATCAAGGGTTTTCTTTGATAGATAGTGAAGATCATGCACGAAAGATAGCTATTGAACAACTGAGAATGTATTCCAAGGAAGTTTATTAAAGTAGTAGATAATTTTTATTTTGATAAAAAATAGATAAAAAATATTATGAATTCCCCTGTATTATAAAAGTGTCATAAGAACTGCCACGGAAATGGTACTGTATGTTGTTTCTTGATTTATCTAAATCTCTCGGGCTAGGGCAATTAATTATAGTTTACTCACGAATAAACGTAAGTAAGGGTCCGACCAACGGGGGAGAGGGTTACACCTCTCTTTGAGCCGAGGATGTTCCTTCCGAATGTCCAATTGCTAATCATACTTTCCTCGGTTCAAAGAGGCGTGGGGCACCTCAACACTTTATTTCTCTCTTGAACTTTACCAAACTAATTAGAAGCATCAGCTACACTTACCGATTTGTGTCTATGAGGAACGGTTTTCCGTTTCTCTGACTATATAAGTAGTAAGTTACTTGTGTAGTGAGAGAAGCGTAGAAATTAAATATGAAAGTAATAAAAGAACACTGTTATGTAGAGAAGTACAGTCTATATACGGTGTTCTTTTTTGTTTATAAGGAGGGGATAGGTTATGCAGGATTTGATTAAGCAATATAACGCAACTTTAAGGCAATTGAGAGAAGCGCAGAGGGATGCTAAAGAGGAGGATGTAAAGATTCTCACTGATATGATTAGTGACATTTCTTACTCCTTAGAATGGATGAAAAAGGCGAGAAGACCGGGAACTCGTAGAGGGGTTGAAAGGCTAGCTGCATATCAAAGAGAAAGAGCATGTGATCCATTGCTGATGCAAAGATATTTTCGTAGCATGGATGATAACTTATATGAGTGGGACAATCATCAGCAAGAGCATGCAATTGGTGAATGGGATAAGATTAGGTTAGAAGATGCGTTATCATTGTTAACTGAACGGGAAAAAGAAGTTTATTTAATGTCTAGAGGATATTCTTTAACATATAGAGAAATTGCTAGATATCTAAGCATTACATGTAGTACGGTGCAATCTATGATAGAGCGTGCTGAAAAGAAAATAGCGAGACAGGTAGATGAGAGCCTCTTCTGCAATTGCGGATGAGGCTTTTTTAGTTTGTGTAAATAGATAGTGTATAAAAAAGAGCCATCTAACAATATTAATTCTTTAATTCAACTGGTAATATAATACTAAGAAATAAATAGAGCTAGTAGTAATTGTAAGTGGAGGACGGTATAGTGGAGCTTTTATATGTGTGGGTTGAGACTCTTCAAGAGGGACTAATAAAGGAGCAAGGATTTAATTTTGATAATCGTTACAAATACCAATTGAAACAAGAAGGAAATGAGAGGTTTAAATTATGTATAAAACCTAATCCGAATTATCTAGAGAATTTTTTTCAACTAGAAGAGTATTCTTCGAAATCAGTAGCAAATATTAAAAATATAACTGCTGTTGTAGGACAAAATGGAGCTGGTAAGTCAAGTATAGTTGATTTTTTGAAAGAGAATTTTGGAATAAATCAATTGAGACATGGCGAAGAAGAGGGAGAGAGATATCTTTATATTCTACGTGAGTATAAAAATAAAAGAATGGAACATTATATATGTTTTTCTAAGGAAATGAAGGTTGATATTAACCTAGATAAAGAAATTAGTTATTTTTATGAAAGAAGGATTGGCAGTGGATTTCCTGGTAAATTAAAAGATACAACTCTAATTTATTTTTCGAACGTATATGATAATAAAGAGGAGTTTACATCGGAGAAAATGTTAAATATATCGACAAATTATCTTAGTAGTTTTTATAGATTTAGACCAGATGGTATTGAAGGAGAAGGTACAAGTTTTAAATTTCAGGAAGTGAAAAGACAAATTCGCTTTATTCAAGCTGTGAGGAATGACTTAAAGCAATTTGAATTACCATTCAAAGTACCGGAGCAAATTGATTCAATCTTTACAATTAGAAGTAGTGCTTCAAGACATGTGGGTTCTGTACTAGAAGAAGAGATGAATGTAATCCAGTCTTTTAGGGTAATTGGGAATGTTTTAATGGATAATCAATTTTACATACCTGAGGATGGAAATGAGCGGGAAGTTATAATCGGATTCACTAAATGTATAATTACTCATCTGATTTCTGAATTAAATAGAAACACAGTTAGAAATAAAATCATGGAAATTCCATTTCAAATCTTTCAAGATATAAACGTTCGTAATTGCCAGAATGATTTTATTAAATTGATTAGAGAAATAAGGAGGCTTTCAAGGGTAATTAGAAATGAAGTCGAAGAATTAGATTATATAGCAGATATGTTAAAATCTGTATCTTTATTTATGTTGATGTTTTATAAATCTTATCGTCATAGAGCTTCTCGTCACGGGGGAAAATGGTTTGGGAGACCGGAATATAAATTTACTTTTAATCTCGAAGAGCTAACTGGGGGGGAATTGGAATATTTTATGGAATTATATGAAAATTCATATGTGAAAGATGAATTTATTAAGTTTTCATGGAGAGATTTAAGTAGTGGACAAAAAGCACTATTAAATATCTATTCGCGTTTTTATTTTGTTTCAAAAAGATGGGAATTGACTGAGAATCCTCAGAATGATTTAGTAATTTTAATTGATGAAGGAGAAGTATATTTACACCCACATTGGCAAGGGAAATTTTTGAATAGTTTAATTGAATACTTTCCAGTTGTATTTAGAAATGAAGATGGAATGAAACAAAGAAATATTCAATTAATACTAACATCAAATTCTCCTTTTATCGTTTCAGATCTTCCAGGTACGAATGTAATATTTTTAAGGAAAGATGAGGAAGATACTGTAATTATAGATGACTTAGAAGAATATCATCAAACTTTTGCAGCAAATATCCATTCTTTATTAGCTCATTCTTTCTTTATGGAGGATGGTGTTACGGGCGCTTTTGCGAAAAGGAAAATTAATGAAATAGTTCATCTTCTTGTTAAAGAGGATATTGGTAAAATTTCACAAAACGAAAAGAAAATCGAGAGGACCATTAATTTAATAGGAGAGCCGCTAATTCGTAATAAATTGTCTCAAATGTTAAAAGATCGACTTTCAATAAGAATGATAAATGTAAATAATGAAATTAAGAATCTCAAATCACGTATAGTAGAGTTGGAGAATTGGAAAAATGATAATAATTAAAAGGCATAATTTACATGCGCTTGCTAAAAGACATTTTGAAGAGTTTTTTAATAATAGAGGTTTTTTGAATCAATTGAAAGAGCTTAAAGATAATGAAACAAATATATTGCAGAGAAGATTTTTTACGTACCTATACGATAATGTTGAAGATATAATAATGGGTAATCCAAAATGCTTAAGTCTGATTCTGAAAAATATAGTCAGCAACAATAAATTTATTATGTATCAGATAACAGCAATAAATGGCCTAGAGAAGAAGTTAGAAAAGAAAACAAAACAACAAGAAGAGTTAGAAGAAGAACGAAAAACATTTGCACAAGTAAAAGCGTCGCAAATTAAATTGTCAGAAATTGATACAAAGATTCGAAAAGTGGAGTGTGAGTTGGAGTGCCTTAATTATTACATTGGAGAAGCTAAAGAACTCCATAGAAAAATTAAAGAAGTCTTTAATTATTCTCATTTTTCTAGGGTGTACGGTAAGGGGAAGTGGGGAGCGTATGAATTAGTAAAAAGTTTAAAAATAGAAGTTTGTCCTTATTGTAATAGACAGTTTATTACTATTACTGAACCAATAAAGGGTGAAAAGGGTAGAACAAGGCCTGAATTAGATCATTTTTATAGTCAATCTCGATATCCTTTTTTTGCAGTTTCTTTTTTTAATCTTATTCCATGTTGTCATGTTTGTAACTCTAACCTTAAAGGCAATAAAGAAACAGGCGGTGAGACACATTTAAACCCGTATGATGAAGGTTTTGGAGACTTAGTTGAGTTTACCGTTAAGTTTAATAATGAAGAAGGGGAGATAGACTATATTAATGCTTGGGTCCATAATCCTCAAATGTTTTCGATTGGGTTTAAAATAAATGGGATTGAAAAGCGAAAATATAGTCGACAGGAGTTTCAATCTCTACTAAAAAAAATCAATAATAATAAAAGAACGTTTAAATTAAACTCTTTATACAATGCTCATACAGATTATGTGGGTGAGATAATAGTAAAATCAATTGCGTACAATGATGATAGAATAGAAGCTATGTGTAAAGATTTTCCTGAATTGTTTTCTGAGAAAGAGGATGCGGTAAGGTTGTTATATTCTAACTATGTGGAAGCTGAAAACATGGATAAAAGAGTATTAGCAAAATTAACTAAAGATATTACTAAAGAGTTTGGAATAAAGTACACATAAAGAGTAGTAAAAGTCCCTGTTTATTGAAAAGGGACTTTTGTTGTGTTTAGAGTTATGGTTTATTTAATAATAGACATATCTCTTCCTTACTTAACTCCTGTATCATTTTATGAAAATTAATACAACAAATTGCACAGAAGAGTTTCCTTCCATGCGATTGTTTAAAATGTTCTTTTGCTAACTTAATTACTTGGTGAGCATAAACAAGCAGAAAGTACATTAGATACACAGGGGATTTATGAAAAGCTCAACTGGTTTTAGTTAGTAGAGATTCAAAAAAGAAAAATGAAGAAATTAGTTTTGATTAATAAACAAGCTATCATCAATTGTAATGATGATAGCTTGTTGTAGCTAGTAATGAGTTTCTCTATTTTTCAAAAGACTATATTAAGTGTAGCCCTGAAATGAAAATTAATTGCCGTATTTTTTTCATATATATCTAACTTAAACAGAGTCTTTTGGAATGACTTCGCCATCATCGTTAAAGGTCCATTTGTCTAAGTCTTGGTCAAAAATGACTTTATCTAGTGTTCCATCAATAACTTCGAATAGCAATAATGCAATTTTCTTTCCTGCATCAATAATAGTTTCAGAGGTAATTTCATAACAGGTGTATTCATAATTGAATCCCTTAATTCCTAGGAGTGTTCCTGCCATTTTTACATATTTAGTAGCGTCAAATTCATATTGATCTACAGTAGATTGATTGGCGTTTTTTGGAAATGAATTAAATATTGGATTCAACACAGTCTGGAAATTATCTTGCGGATTTCCTTGACTGTCGTAAAAAAATGTATCTACTGTATTAACGCCTTGAACGGAATTTAATTCATCTTGGCTAGCTTTAGCAAGAAAATTATCAAATTCATCTTGATTGGCTGGAATCCAACTTATCTTGGGCGTATCCATTACTATGCCAGTAGCATTTATATGTATTTCTCTAATTCGTCCTTCCCAATCCTCGTTTTTAAAACTCCTAAGTAATGCTAATTTTATCCCCTCATCTTCAGCGAAAGATCTGGCTCCTTTTGTGTAACCTTCAGTAGTTACAACAAAAGCTTCATCAGGCTTTATTTGAGAAACAGCTCCAAAAAAGTCTCTTACTATACCTATACCTACTTTTGCATTGTAATCTTTACATTCAACTAAAAATCTCTTTGAAACATTAGAATGTTCGATTGTCACATCAATCTGATGTGATGCATTTTTTCCGTCACCACGTAGTGTTAAATCATGAATTACAGCATCGGAAGTGTTTAATGTCTTAAAAACTACAGCTGCAAGTCTTTCATATTTAGTACCTAGCTTTAATTTTTCATCTGCAATATGTTCATTGTATATAGTATCCATTTCCTGACTCATCGAAGTCCCTCCATTTTATTATTACAAATATGACTCTTACTTTATTATATGGTCAATAATAGTCAAATACAATTTTCATTGAAAAGTAATAGAACTCATTTTCTGTTTATATATTGCACCACTGTATTCGTTTTGGTGCTTTATAATTAGAGTATGAATTGATAAAAAAATCAAAAAACAACTAAAATATGTATTTAATCTATTTACTTATGTAAATAGATATGGTATAATAAATATAGAAAGAACGAAAGGAGGAAACAAATTGGCAAAGTTAGCACTGATACTAGGAATGATACTTACAGCACTAACAATCATCGAAAAAGTCCTAGTCATCCACGAAAGAGTAAAAAAGCTCAAAACCAAACGAAAACGCCCAGCCAGACGTAAACGAAAATGATTTTGAGCGGAAGAGAGAAGCGCACCTTCTCTCTTCTATACACATTATAACAACTTGCCAATTTGTAAACAATATGAAGAAAACAAGTAATTCATCGAACATCTTAATTATTTTCGTTACACTGTTTTACTTTGCATATTTTCGAGATTCAGTCGAAGCGAGTATTTTTAAAACTGTTTTGGATATCGTTTTAATCATTCTTTTAGTCCTTTATATAATAAATACGTCATTACGACTTTATGGGATATTTAAAGAGAAAAGAGGTGAATAAAGTGTACAAGTTTGAAGATAAAGAGCAACTACTTTCTTTTTTACATGATGAGGTACTAACGACACCAGAGGTAATGGATGTTTTAGGGATTAGTAAAGCGAGAATTAGTAAAATGATTAAAGATGGTAAACTTGTGCCATTTAAGAAAATGGAACGAGTGAGTTTATTTCTACGTGAAGATATTGAAGAGAAGAAGGAAGAATTAGAAGTCCTGCGTGATAAATATAGACCGTACGATCAAAAATAAATGAAAAGTTTATGGTTTTTTTGGTAAAATAATCTTATTATTATATTAGATAAAGTAAATGTGATACCATCGGGAGGATTAACATGACATTTAAGAAAGTTTATTTTCATAGCTTAAGCATGTATAAACGTAATATTGTTAAAGGGGAAAAAGTAGCAGATACACTTGAAAAATCGTATTTAAATATTAAAGAAATGAACTACTATTTCGATGAAATCTTGAATAAACATCTTACAAATGGATGTTTTAAGTTAGATAATCAAGATACATTAGAAATTTTAAAAAATGATGAAAAATATATTTATGCAAGAATTGGAAGAATGAAGGATGGCTTAGCAGTTCATTTAAGAGATAAGGAAACACTTGTAGCTACTTCGATTTCGAAAACTACTAATCAAGAGTTAGAAATATTCACTTATTTATTAATTGATAGGGCTACTTTTGTGGTAAGCTATATTAAAGAAGTGTCGGCTCCTACGATTCAAAAAATTTGTAATGTTGTTGAAATTCTTTATGGGAGTTCACAAAATTTAGCTGCTGAGATTTCAAGTATTACAGTTGAAGATGCGTTGCCACTTTTGAAGCGTAAAGATACAATAGGAACTATTGCGTATAAAATGTCAGTTCCTTCAGATACTAAAATAAGTTTTGATACTTTAGGCTTATCTGAAAGCGATTTTGAAGCACTTAGTAATCAAAAATCTATTGACATTGAAGTGAAACTAGTTGCTAAGCGTAATAAATCAGCCTTTGAAGATAGTGGAAAGATGGGAGCGTTTTTTAGCAATTTGGTTAAAAGAACTAAAAAAGTTTCTGTTAAAGCAAAAAGTGAAGGTGGAAGAATGGAAACCTATAATATGGTTGATTCAATACTTACGAAAAATACAAAGTTTGATTTTGATCGTCATGTAGATGATATAAACGAGGAAATTTATAAAAAACTAGTTTCAGTATACGAATTAAACAAGGACGAGATATTAGAGTATACAAGAAATGAGTGATGTGGATGCGTAAAAATCATTTAAAAAGAAATAGGTGGAATATACTCTTAGCAAGTATATATGCTTTAGCCTGTTATATTTTATGGACGAAAGGTTTCATAAAAATAGAGAATATTAACCGTGATTTTCATATTAATTTCTTAACAATAAATTCAGTATTTGCAGGATTTTTATTTACAGGTTTAGGAATTGTAGCAAGTATTGCCGATAAAGACAGAATTCTTAAATTAGATAGAGCAGGATACATGGATAATTATTATAATGCTATTTATATAGGTTTAATATTTCATGTAGTTTCCATAGTAATTGCAAGTTTAAGTATTATAGTAATTGAAATTAGTGATATAAAAACGCTAGTGGCAATTGAACAATTTGCAATGTTTGGTGGTGTAATATTCTTTATTAAAGCAGTATGTAACATATTAAAAATAATTAATAAAATTAGAAAACCTATCTAAGTTTTACGTATTGTGCATAAAAAATAGCCGTTCGTTATTGAACGGCTATTTTTTACTATGTGAACTAATAAATAAAATACAAGAGAAAGGAAAGTATATTCACTTTCTTTTGTAAACTCTATCTTCCTTCAACACCTAAATGCTTTTTTAGTGCATCTTGCAATACTTGAGAGTAATTTACATTATTAGATTTTCCCATTTTATCAAGCCAATGAGGAATAGTTAATGTTTTCTTTACTGCTTTATTTTCAATTTCACTACGGAACGGTGGCATCCATACTTCCATTAAACCAATAACTTGATTCTCTTTAGTTTGAATAGAAGCTGGATTAGAAGCTGATGGAATACTTCCTTTTTGCTCTTCTATTTCGTATAGATGAGTTGCTAACGTTTTTTTAGCCATTTCAAAAGCGTCCTCATAGTTATTACCATTAGCATGACATTCTGCAAAGTCAGGAAATGTAACAGTAACCTGCTCATTAGAAAAATCTAAAATAGATGGATAGATGTAGCGATCTTGGTAAGTGCTCATTTGCTTTTCCTCCTGATAAATATAGTCTAATGGATTTACTTCTTAAATTTCTTGATAATCGAAATGGTGAAGACCGAAATCCATAAAATAATAACTATTAAGTAGATAGTGTCTAACATTTGTAAATTAGAAAAGTCGGTAACTATAAAGAAACGAATTGTTAAAAACAAACAAATAGTATTTAAAATCAATGAAGTTTTTGACATATAGATATGGGAGATGTTAATATTTTTTTGAGAAACCCAACCAGTTGGTTGGGCTTCTTGTTAGCTTACTTGCGTTTTCTTCGCTTAGGTTTTCTGCTTGGTCGGCTGGAGCCTTTGCGTTGAGGACGCTTATTTTTTTCTTCTTTGATTTCTTTGAGAAGTATGTATATCGCTAAGATGAAAGAAGAAATTCCGCTTACTTTGTCTAAAATATCTAGAATGTCCATCTCCCTTATTCCCTCCTTTCTATACTCTTATTGTAACACGTATTATAATACGTGTAAAGGCAATTTGGTTAATTAATCTATATTTTTTTATAAAATAATATAATGATATAAATTGTTGAGAGGAAAGCTATTGAGAGTATTTGCATTCAAAATAAGTTTGTTCAATAAGAGATAAAAGCTTTATTTTTGTCGTACAAAAGCCACCTAATAGTAGATAGAGATTAATGATAATTATGTTATATAAAACTTCATTTACCGTATTGGTTTTCGTATAACTTTATATAAAAGATAACCGTTCAACATTGAGCGGTTATCTGTTTTGAGGTGGATGCATGGCAAAGGAATATGCAAAGAAATTCTATAAGTCTACAGCATGGAAGAAGTGTAGGGATTCATATTTTAAATTTAGATATGGATTGTGTGAGCGATGTAAAGGGAGTGGGAAAATTGTTCATCATAAGGATTACATAACACCAGAGAATATAAATAACCCAGAGATTACATTGAACTTTCATAACTTAGAACTTTTATGTCAGGATTGCCACAACCGTGAACATCATGAGAAGAATAGTCCAGTTGTTGAAGGAGTAATGTTTGATGAGAATGGGGATTTAATAAAAAAGAATAAAAATCAAAATAAAAAATAAACGCTGATATTTCCAAAGAAATAAAAGCCCCCCATTTCAAAATCATTTTTCAAGCTCTCGAAGGACCGATGAGGTACCTTCAAAAAATAAATTGGTCATTTCACGTGACCCCCTACCCCAAATGCATAAGAGATGAGGTGTTATTTATGGCAATAAAGAAGGAATTAACAAAAGAAGAACGGGTTAATAAAGAGATAACGAGACTTAAACGAATATATAAAGAAATGCCAAAAGATACCCTCTTGGTAGTAGAGGGATTAATTGTGGAAGCGGCAGATTTACGTGTTCGATTAGAAGATATTCGAAAAGACCTCGATGAGAATGGTTATGATGAAATGTTTTCACAATCAGAGAATCAAGAGCCGTATGAGAGGGAACGTCCGCAAGCTCGACGATATATAGCAATGAACAAAAACTATCAAAGCATTATGAAGCAATTAGGTGATTACGTCCCTAAGCCGGATCTAAAGAAAAAAGAAGAAACCGACGATGGATTTGAAAAGTTTGTGCAGAATCGATGAGAAAACAATATCCACTATCGCATAATCCTATAATAGATTATTACAATAAAATTGAATCTGGTGAAATTGTAGTAGGTGACAAAGTTAAACGTATTTATAAGAAACTCGTTAGTGATGTTTATAATAATGATTCTGAGTATGAATATGACTCTAATCGAGCTAATCATGTTATTGAATTCATCGAAAGTTATTGTAAGCATAGTAAAGCAAAATGGGCTGGAAAACCAATTGACCTAGAACTTTGGCAACAGGCTTTCTTAGCCGCTACTTTTGGTTTTGTTCATAAAATTGATGGTGCTAGAAAATATCGGGAAGCATTTTTAGTGGTTGCACGTAAAAATGGTAAGTCTACGCTTTCGTCTGGGATATGTTTATATCTACAGGTAGCAGATGGTGAAGGTGGTTCTGAGGTATATGCGGTAGCAACTAAAGAGCAACAAGCTAAAATCGTTTGGTCAGAATCAAAAAGAATGGTTAAAAAGTCACCGGCTTTGTCCAAAAGAATAAAAACTTTAGTCAAAGAATTAACGGCAGATTTTAATGATAGTGTATTTAAACCAGTCGGTAGTGATAGTGATACATTAGATGGTCTAAATGTTCACGGAGCCTCCCTTGATGAAATACATGCGTGGAAGGACAAGAATTTATATGACGTAATTGTCGATGGCACGTCAGCACGTGAACAGCCATTGATTCTTATGATTACAACAGCTGGGACAGTAAGAGAATCTGTTTATGATATGAAGTATGACGAAGCAGAAATGTTACTAAATGGATTAGAAGATAAAGATGGTTATACAGATGACCGTTTTTTACCTGTTATTTATGAACTTGATAAAAGAGAGGAGTGGACTGACAAAACCAAATGGGCTAAAGCAAATCCGGGTTTAGGTACCATAAAGAAAATAGATAACTTAGAAACGAAAGTAAATAAAGCTAAGGCTAATTCTCTTTTAGTGAGCAATTTATTGACGAAAGACTTTAATATTCGTGAAACATCATCAGAAGCATGGTTAACATTTGAACAATTGAATAACTCAGCTACTTATAATATCAAAGAATTGAAACCTTCCTATGGAATTGGTGGTTGCGATTTATCTTCAACTACCGATTTAACAGCAGCGAAGGTTATTTTTATGGTCCCAGAAGACCCACATATTTATGTGAAGCAGATGTATTGGCTTCCGGAAGATTTATTAGAGCAGCGAAGTAAAGAAGATAAGATCCCATATAATTTATGGCACGAGCAAGGAATATTAAGAACAACACCGGGAAATTCCGTTCATTATAAATTTGTCACGAAATGGTTCTTAGAAATACGAGATGAATGTGGTATTTATCTACCTTGGATTGGCTATGATAGATGGTCAGCTAAGTATTGGGTTGAGGAGATGGAAGGATATTTTGGTAAAGAATCTATGATTCCTATCGCACAAGGTAAACAGACTCTTTCAAGCCCGATGAGACTTTTAGGAGCTGACTTGGAATCTAAGTTAGTCAACTATAACAACAACGCAATTGATAAGTGGTGCCTTTCCAATACAGCTATAGCCATTGATAATAATTTAAATATACAACCAAATAAAACAAAGAACCAAAGACGTCGTATTGATGGCACAGCAGCACTTTTAAATGCATATGTAGTTCTTCAAGAAAAACGAAATGACTACCTCAACATGATATAAGAAGGAGGTGAGAATTTGGGGTTATTTGATAAGATATTTGGAAAGAAACAGGCTCCTATTACAACTCGTTTTGAAATGATAAACGATAATGGTGGAGGTTTTTTTGCGTGGAATGGGGACATCTATCAAAGTGATATTATACGAGCTTGTATACGACCTAAAGCAAAAGCAGTCGGTAAGCTGATAGCCAAGCATATACGAGATAACTCTACTGAATTTAAGGTGAATCCAGATTCCTATATGAGATTTTTACTGGAAGAGCCTAATCCATTGATGACAGGACAAATGTTTCAAGAGAAAATGGCTGTTCAATTAGAATTGAATCATAATGCATTCGCTTATATTAAGCGTGATGATTTTGGTTATCCTACTGAGATTTATCCTATTCCATGTACAACAGTTGAAGTTGTAGAAGGTGCACAGGGAGACATCTTTTTAAAGTTTTATTTTAAAAATGGTAAGCAGATGACGATTCCGTATACAGATATCATTCATTTGCGTAAAGACTTTAATGATAATGACTTTTTCGGAGAACATCCTGGTAATGCATTAGCTCAGTTAATGGAGATTGTTACAACTACTGATCAAGGTATTGTTAAAGCTATTAAAAATAGTGCAGTAGTAAAGTGGATTCTTAAGTTTAAGTCAGTATTAAAACAAGAAGATATTGATAGTCAGGTTAAAAACTTTGTGAATAACTATTTGAATATCTCGAATGATGGTGGAGCAGCTTCTTCTGATCCGAGGTATGATTTAGAACAAGTGAAACCTGAAGCGTTTGTACCGGATTCCAAGCAGATGCAAGAAACCGTACAACGTATTTATAATTTCTTTAATACAAACGAAAAGATTATCCAAAGTAAATACAACGAGGATGAATGGACAGCTTATTATGAATCGGAAATTGAGCCATTTGCAATGCAGCTTGCTGGGGAATATACCAGGAAGCTTTTTTCGCGTCGAGAAAGGGGATTTGGTAACAAGATTATCTTTGAATCCTCTTCACTTCAATACGCTTCTTTAAGCACAAAGATGGACTTAGTTCAAATGGTTGATAGAGGAGCTATGACACCAAATGAATGGCGTTCAATTCTTTCACTTGGACCAATTGAAGGTGGATCTAAGCCGATTAGAAGATTAGATACAGCTTTAGTTAAAGAAGGAAATGTCACTGATGAAGGAGGTGATGACAATGAACAAGACGGAAAAGAGGGAACTACTGAGTAGTGCTCTTGAAATTAGGGAATTAGAAAATGGCCTTCGAACAATTTCTGGTTATGCAGTTAAATGGGAAATGAAATCTGTAACAATGGGCTATTGGCAACGATTTAAAGAGCAATTTAAAAAAGGAGCTTTCACAGAGTCCTTGACTCAAGATGATCAATTAGCTTTATGGAGCCACGACACATCACAAGTATTAGGACGAACTAAAAATGGTACTCTTCGTTTATTTGAAGATGAGATTGGACTGAGGTTTGAACTAGACTTAGCCAATACAACACTCGGAAATGACACATACGAGACGATTAAACGCGGTGATGTAGACGGTGTTTCCTTTGGGTTCCAAATGGTCAAAGAAGAATGGGATGAATCAGATCCGGACAATGTAGTTCGTGGTGTAACAAAAGCTAAGTTACTAGAGATTAGTCCAGTAGCTTTCCCAGCTTATCCTGATTCACAAGTTTCAGCTAGAAGTCATGACCCATATAAGCAATTTGTGAAGGAACGCAATCAAAAAGAATTACGTGAAAAACTAATTTTAAAAACATATTTATAAGGGAGAGATTCATTTGAAAACATTACAAGAAATTTTAACTAGGAAATCAGAAATTCGCTCAATGTTACAAAGCGATAAGGAAGTAGATTTAGCAGCATTAGAAACAGAATTAAGAGATCTTGAAGAAACACAAAAACAAATTGAAACACGACAAAGATTATTAAAAGAAGCAGAGGAGATTAATAATAATCAAATGCCTGAAATGCGTACAGTTGAAACATTTAACAATGAACCTCAAAAACAAGACGTAGAATTAGAGACTTCTGAAAAACGTGGACAGGCTCTAATGGAAAACCGTGCTGTTACAGTTGGAAGTGGTAATGTAGTTTTACCTAAGCATAGTGCAACGGATATTCGTCCAACTTTCAATGAAGTATCTACACTGATTGATCGTGTTTCTTCTAAAACTTTAAAAGGTGGAGAGAGTTACCAACAGCCGTATATTAAAAGTTATGGAGAAGGTGATTACACAACTGAAGGAAATGACTACAATACATCAGAAACAACGTTTGGATATGCAGATATCACAAAAGCAAAAGTTACAGCTTATTCAGAGGACACAGAAGAGCTTCAAAAATTACCAGCAGCTGATTACGATGCTGAAGTAATGAAGGGGATCACAGTAGCTACTCGTAAAAAGTTAACTCGTGAAATTTTAATTGGTACAGGTGCGACGAATCGACTTGCTGGTATTTTTTCGGCAGCAGCTACGGCAATTGATTCAGCAACAGATTTAGAAATTTCAGCAATTGATGCATCTACATTGGATGAAATTATTTATAGCTATGGTGGAGATGAAGACGTAGAAGATGCAGCAGTTTTGATTTTAAATAAACTAGACTTAAAAGCATTTGCTAAGCTTCGTACATCTGATGGTAAAAAGGTATATAACGTAGTATCACAAGGTAATTCAGGAACGATTGATGGGGTACCATTCATTATCAATAGTGCTTGTAAGGCTGTTTCTGATGCTAAAACGACAGCTGAACAATATAACATGGCATATGGTCCTTTATCAAACTATCAACTTACTATTTTCTCAGATATGGACGTTCAACGATCTACAGACTTTAAATTCAAGCAAGGTATGATTGCACATAGAGATTCTGTTTTTGCAGGTGGTAACGTAATTTCTAAAAATGGATTCTTACGAGTGAAGAAAGCGGCTACTGTATAATAGTCGCTTTTCTTTATGGTATAAGGAGGTTTAACAGTGAGTGGGAAACCGTTGAATAAATATGTTGTAAAAAGAGCTTTTCGAGATAAATTCACTTTCATTCATTATAGTGTTGCAGATTCATATGAATCAAATGATGCAGAACGTGTAATGTATCTACAAGATGAAGGTTTCTTGAATAAAGAAAGAATTATAGAAAAACAAGAAGGCTCAAAAGGACCAGTCCATGTTGGAGGAGGGTATTACGAACTTCCAAATGGTGAAAAGATTAAGGGTAAAGATGCCGCTCTGGAAGCTTTAAAACAGCTAGAGTAAGTTGGTGAATGAATATGATGCTTGATGTTGTGAAGAAAGCGGTACGCATCTCACATAACGCTCTTGATGATGAACTTGAAGATTTAATTGAAGCATCTCGATATGATTTGAAGTTATCTGGTGTTTCTCATCTCAAGGCAAATGATGATACTGATCCTCTAATTAAAAGAGCAGTTATTACGTATGTAAAAGCTAATTTTATTTCAGACGCAAAAGAGGCAGAACGTTTTTTAGCATCTTATAACATGCTTAAGAATCATCTAACTTTAGCGGGTGACTATAAATGAATGATATTTTACTATTCCCAGTAATAACAATTACTAAAGACGAATTAGGACAAGTTGAGGAAAATGAAGTATTTAGTAGACAGGTATTTTGTAAGAGAAAATCAGTTCCTCAATCAGAATTCTTTCAAGCTGGACAAAGTAATATCAAGGCCAGTCATATATTGATTGCCTATGTCTGGGATTACCAGGATGAAAGAAAAGTGAAGTATCGAGATAAAGAATATAGCATTTACCGCACGTATGAAAGAGATGATGAAAAAATCGAACTCTATTGTGAGGTGAAAGCGGGTGTCTAATATTGATACTCTTGCAAATGATATTGCTAGGGAATTGCAAAGGTACGCTAATCTAGTAGAAGAAGATATAGAAGATGCTAAAGAAAAAGTTGCAACTGATCTCGTGAATGAGTTGAAACAAACAAGTCCTAAGAAAACAGGGAAGTATGGTAAAGGTTGGCGGAAAAAGAAGGATGGCAGTGCAATCATTGTTTATAATGCACTGAAACCACAACTTACACATTTATTGGAAAAGGGACATGCTAAAGCAAATGGTGGCCGTGTAGCAGCTAAGGTTCACATTGCTCCGGCAGAAGAAAAAGCAATAAATGAACTAATTGAACGTGTCGAAAGGGCGATTCAACAATGACATTAGGTGAATTAAAGAAAATCCTTGATGCTACAGGTTATCCTGTGGCTTATTCACATTTCATAGCAACGTCAACTAATCCGATTCCAGCGCCACCTTATATTTGCTATCTTGTGGACGGGTCAGCGAATTTAATGGCTGATAACAAGGTATATCACAAGATAAATAACTTAAGTATCGAGCTTTATACAAATAAAAAAGATTTAGTTGCTGAAGCAAGCCTTGAAAAAATCCTAGACAATTATGAGATTCCTTATGAATCCTATGAGGTTTTTATTGAAACTGAAAACCTATTTCAAAAAAATTATGAAACGAGGTTGATATAAATGAGTGAGAACAAAGTAAGTTTTGGATTGAAAAATGTTCATTATGCAACATATGAAACAAAAGATGGGGTAGTTACATTTGGAACACCAATCCCAATGCCTGGTGCGGTTGAACTAACAAATGAACCACGCGGTGATTTAATTGAATTCTATGCCGACGATATGCTTTATTACTCAGCAGATAATAACCAAGGTTATGAAGGAACGTTAAATATTGCACTCCTTCCGGAGCAATTTGTAATTGATGCGTTAGGCGAACAATTAGATGAGACAGATGGTGTATTGAATGAGTTAGCTGATGCAAAAGGAAAACCATTCGCACTGTTATTTGAGTTTGATGGTGATGTGAAAGCAACTCGTCATGTCATGTATAACTGTTCAGCAAGTCGTCCTAATATTTCATCGAAATCAAAAACGAATTCAGCTGAACCGAATACAAACGAGCTTAAATTCGTCGCGAGCCCAATTATTCTAGCAACTGGTGGTAGGCCGATGGTTAAGACGAAGACAACTTCTAAAACTACACCGGCAATCCATGATAATTGGTACAAAAAGGTCTATGTGAAAACACCAACAGCACCAAAAGGAGCGTAATTAGATGGAAAAAATAATTGTAATAGATGGTAAGCAAGTTCGATTAAAAAGTACAGCAGCAACTGTTAAGCGCTACAAAGCGCAATTTAGACGTGATTTGTTTGCTGATATGATGGCTTTAGGAGCTATTGGTACATTTACACCACAAGATGATTCTCAGCCTTCTATTGACCTCTCAAATGTAGATTTAAAGAAAATAGATTTTGAAGTTATTTATGATTTAGTTTGGTTATATGCTAAAACTGCTGAACCGAATCTACCTGATCCAATTACATGGTTAGACGGATTTGAAGAGTTTCCTATTTACGAAATCATTCCAGAGATTAATGATATGATTCAAAGTACAATGGGAGCAAAAAAAAACTAAAGAAAAGTAATGAAGAGCAAGGGACTTTCAGTGATGAAGAATTCACCACTGATTTGTTCCTGGCTCTTTGTTATAAAGCGAAATTAACGAGTTGGGATTTAGAAGTAATGACAATTGGTGATTGCTTTGATTACATTGCTGAATTTGCTGAAATGGAGAATCCAGACAAAGAAAAAACTCGTAAAGCAAATCAAAAAGACTTCGATTCGTTCTAGCAAAGGGGTGAGATGATGGCAGGAGGAAGAATTAAAGGAATTAGTATTTCAATCGATGGTGAAACCACGGGACTTCAAAATGCGTTAAAAGATGTTAATAAGCGTAGTAATGATTTAACCAAAGAGCTTAAAGATGTTGAGCGATTATTAAAATTTGATCCAAGTAATATTGAAGCTTTATCCCAAAAGCAACAGTTACTGACTCAGCAAATTGAAAACACCACACAAAAGTTAGATAAATTAAAGGCAGCGGAGCAACAAGTCCAAGCACAATTTCAAAACGGAAAAATTTCGGAAGAACAATACCGCGCATTCAGGCGTGAAATTGAATTTACAGAAGGATCGCTTAATGGCCTAAAGAATAAGCTTGGAAACATGAAGGCTGAGCAAGATAGTGTAGCAAGTTCAACAAGACAATTAGAAACATTGTTTAGCGCTACTGGGAAAAGTGTTGATGATTTTGCGGGAGCATTAGGAAATCGTCTTGTGAATGCAATTAAAAGTGGTACGGCTACAAGTCGACAATTGGAACAAGCAATTGGAATTATCGGCCGGGAAGCATTAGGAGCAGAAACAGATATAGAGAAATTACAACGAGCTCTTAGATCTGTGGATGCTGGAAACTCAATACAACAAGTGCGAAATGAATTAAGAGATTTACAGCAAGAAGCCGGAAGAACGGAGAAGAAGTTTGAAGGGCTAAAGGTAGGGTTAGAAAACGTCATAGGTGGTATGGCAGCAGGTGGCGGTATTGCAACCGCTATTGAAAAAGCAATGGATATGTCAAGTCTACAAACAAAAATTGATATCACATTTGATGTTCCAGAGTCTTCGAAAAAATCAGTGGAAGAAGCTATTAGGGGTGTTAGTACTTATGGTATTGACGCTCAAGAAGCATTAGAAGGTGTTCGCAGACAATGGGCATTAAATAAGGATGCTTCTGATGAAACAAATGCCGCTGTGGTTAAAGGGGCAGCGACTATTGCAGCATCTTACGCTGGAATTGATTTTAATGAACTTATACAAGAAACCAATGAGATTGGTGCAACGTTAGGTATTACTAACGAGGAAGCATTGGGATTAGTTAATACATTATTAAAAACAGGATTTCCACCAGAACAATTGGATATTATCGCTGAATATGGGGATCAGATGGTTCAAGCTGGATTTTCAGCGAAAGAAGTCCAAGGAATTCTGTCTGCAGGAGTCGACACTAAAAGTTGGAATATCGATAACCTTTTGGATGAAAAATTGTCCCTATGAGTGGTGACATTCATAGAAAACTCCTTTAATTCAGTGAAACTCTCAAATGAGACAATACTGAGCGAAGCCTTTAACAAGGGAACGTGCAACGACTAGCTGAAAAGCGTAGGGTGTAAGTTAATGACATCCGAAATGGGGAGCATCTTATCTTATATAAAAGATGATGATATAGTCTGGTCTGTATAGTGATATACAGAAGTTCATAAGAGAACTGACAGGATATTGCGAGTCCTGTTGAACATATCGGGTGTTAAAGAAGGACGTATCAAAATGGCTGAGTTTGGGGCCGGTGTAGATAAGTCTATGCAAGAGGTTTTAGATAAAACAAAGATTTCGGCAGATCAGTTTGCAAAATGGGGTCAGGCAATTGCTGGTGGCGGTGAAAATGGACAAAAAGCTATGCTTGAAGCAACCAAGGCCTTAGCTGGGGTTGAAAATGCAACAGACAGAAATGCACTTGGCACGAAGATGTTCGGTACTCTTTGGGAAGACCAAGGAAAGAAAATCATAGACACCATCTTGAAAGCAGAAGGTAAACAAGTTGATTTGAAAAAAGGAGTAGAGGACTTACATGGTGCTACTTCTAAAATAGATGCAAGCCCAGCAGTGAAATTCCAAAAGGCAATGCAAGATTTACAAACGGCTCTCAAACCTGTTCTTGGAGTTATAGCTGATGTCGTTGCTAAAATAGCTGATTGGATTTCTAATAATCCAAAGCTAGCGGCTACTTTGGCAGCTATTGCAATAGCTATTGGTGTAATTGCAGGAGCATTTATGGCTTTAGCACCAATAGTTGTTGTCATATCGGGTGTAGGGGCTGCAATGATGGGATGGATAGCGTTGTTCGCAATAATTATTGCAGCGGTTGTTGCTTTAGGTATTGCGATTTATAAAAATTGGGATTCCATAAAGCAATGGACCATTGATGCCTGGAATGCAATTGGAGAATTCTTAGTAGGAATATGGGACGGGATTGTGCAATGGGCAAGTGAAGCGTGGAATAGCATTAGTGAATCTACAACAGCAGTTTGGAACTCAATTAAGGAATTTTTAATAGGTATATGGAATGGCATAGTAGAGTTTGTTGTAACGTGGGGAACAACTATTTTAGAAGCATACGTTGGTGTTTGGACATCCATTTTTAATTTCTGTATGGAAATCTGGAATGGGATAGTTGAATATTTAACTTCAGTTTTGCAGGGCATAGCGACGTTCTTTACAGAAATATGGACTTCTATTTCTACATTCTTTCAAGAGACTTGGAATGGATTAGTCGCTTTTGTAACTCCTGTTTTACAAGGGATTGCTGATTTCTTCTCTATGATTTGGAATGGTATTTCTACAGTGATCCAAGCTGTATGGAGTTTCATTAATCAATACTTACAAGCGATTTGGACGGCTATTTTATACTTTGCTACTCCAATATTTGAAAGTATCAAGAATTTTATTTCTGAATGTTGGAATACCATTAGTTCTACTACAAGTTTTGTATGGGAAGCAATTAAGAATTTTTTAGTTTCCTGTTGGAATGGGCTTGTAGCATTTGTTATGCCGATTTTTGAACAAATCAAGTCTTGGATTATTACCGTGTGGGATACAATCAGTTCAGCAACAAGTGCAGTATGGAATGCAGTTAAGAATTTTTTACAATCATGTTGGAATGGTTTAGTAGCTTTTGTAACGCCAATATTCACTTCCATAAAAGACTGGATTGTAAATACATGGAACACGATTAATTCCACAACAAGCGCAGTTTGGAATACGGTTAAAAGCTTCCTTTCTAGCTTATGGAACTCAATTGTTTCCACAGCAAGTTCTGTATTTAATAACATCAAAGAAGCTATTTCAACTGTATGGAATATGATTAGTAGTACAAGCAGTAGTATTTGGAACGGTATTAAATCTACGCTTTCAAACATTTGGGAAGGTATTAAATCAACGGCATCTTCTGTATGGAATGGATTGAAAGATGCAATTATGACTCCTGTTCGTTGGGTAACAAGTGCTGTTAGTGGAGCTTTTGAGGGCATGAAATCCGCAGTATTAGGGGTTTGGGATGGTATTAAAAGTGGTATTCGTACAGCTATCAATGGAATTATTCGCATCATAAATAAGTTCATAGACGGTTTTAACACACCAGCAGAATTATTAAACAATATACCAGGTGTTAGTGCACCAACTATTCCTCATGTGCCAATGCTTGCTAAGGGTGGAAAGCCTGTAGGTGATGGTTCGTTTATCACAGGAGAAGCCGGACCAGAGTTATTTACGAAGAAGGGTAATTCAATCACAGTTACACCTTTATCATCGAAAGAAAAATCACTCGGTATTACTGGAACTATGAATCAATTAATGGGTGATATGAGTCGTATGATGGCTAGTTCTATGAGCCAATTATCAGGTTTAAAGTCTATTATGAGTGGTGTGTATGGAAGTATGTCAAATAGCAAACAGGCTATGACAAGTAGTGTATCAAATCAAGTATTTAATAACTCATTTGGATCATCTGGTGACGGAGCAATTCCGATGCTTGGTGGTGATTTGGTTGTTGAAGTTCCTGTTGTTATAGAAGGGCGAGATGTGGCACGTGGTACGTATCGATATACAACCGAGTACCAAGAAAGAGAAAAACAAAGAGACTCAGCCTTTTAGGTTTGGGTTTCTTTATTTTATAAAGAAATGAGGTGTCAACATGAGTTCTTTTACATTTAACAAAATACGTAAAGGCTTTATTCAAATTGCGAAAGGATGGAAAAGACCTACTTGGGCACCATTGAAACGAAATTTTCTAAACGTTCCAGGATATCCTGGCGCAAGATTGTTAAACACACAAACAGAAATGCGCGTTTTATCTATTCCGGTAGGAATTATAGTGCCTGATGGATCTAACTTAGAAAAGCTGAAAGAAGAAATTGCAAGTTGGCTAATAACAGATCAACCAACAGAACTTATTTTTGATGTAGAACCAAATAGAACGTATTTAGCAATTGTGGATGATAGTTTTGATCCGGATGAATTTGTAACACTTGGAATAGGAACAATCAAATTCATTTGTCCAATGCCTTATAAATTAGGACCAATTCGAAATGCAAAAGCAAAACTAGAACCAAATAATATTATTAAAATGGATGCTTTGAATGAGGGAAGTGTATTTTCAGAACCGAAATTCAAGATACAGGTAGAAAATCCGTCCACATTCATCGATATTATAAATAAAAATGGAAATCAACATTTTCGTATAGGATACCCAGTTAAGATAGATGAAACGCCAATAAGTAGGTATGAATTGGTTATGCATGATAAAGCGAATTCTCTAGTGGGTTGGACGGAAGTGGGAAAAGATTTCGTTTCAGATTACGGAATCGTAGCAGGGAAAATGATAGCAGATGGCGCACGTATCATGCCATCTGATTACGGTCAAGGGCAATTTTGGCACGGACCGGCAGTGAAAAGAAGCATTACAGGTGGACCGCTACAAGATTTCACACTTGATGCAATAGTTGAATGTCGCAACTTAAACCCTGCAACTATGGGACGTGTAGAACTTTATTTATTAGATGAAAACAGCGTTGTAGTTGGAAAAGTAGGTATGTTTGATGCATATAGAAATTCTAGCGAGAATTTCGGTGAGGTTATGGCAGGAAACGGTGACTACAATCATCTGATTATAGCGGAAACTGGTTATTATCGTTCAACATGGAATGATTTTTATGGACGTCTACACATTGCACGAGTGGGAAATTATTGGCAGGGTGATATTGCTTTAATCGATGAAAAAGGAAATTACCATACAGAAAAATTTGCCCAATGGTGGGATACGGGCAATAGCTTTATGAAAAAAGTCGCTCAAATTGTTGTGCATATATGCTCGTTTAGTGATGCACCATCATTAATTGCAGCTGTACATGATATTAAAGTGCAAAAAGTAAATAGCAATACAGAACGTCAAATACCTTATATTGTTCAAAAAGGAGATCTTGTAGAAATCGATTCATCGGATGCAAGTATTCGTATTAACGGAGCAGATGCGATAAATATAAAGGATTTTATGAGCGACTATATACGTATTGAAAAAGGAAAGAATGAAATCGAAATATCCCCAAATAACATTGGACAAGTAGATGTCACGTATAGGGAGCGTTACAGATGAGTAAAGCAAATAATCTATTACACATTGTGGATTTTAAAACAGAACAAATCATAGGTGTTATCAAAGAACAGGATTATTGGGATGATTTACGCCAATGGGAGCTTAAAGATAACAAAGATAAATTTGAGTTCACAACAGCTGATGGTACAAAAATAGCGGCATCACTTATACAACAGAATCTTGTTGTTAAACAAACTCGTGACGGTACTTTTGTTTCATACATTATTACAGAAGTAGAACAAGATACAACAGGTCGTCCAAAAAAGATTTATGCACTTGGTGAACATACAAAGCTAAAGAAAGCGACTGTAATTAAACCACAAACTTTACAAGCTACTACAGTCAATGAATCTACGGACTTTGCTTTACAAGGTACAGAGTGGAAACGTGGGATTACTGAGTTTGTTGGTATACGTACCATTCATATTAATGATTTTACAAATCCGCTTGATCTCTTAAAACAAATTGCATCTACGTTTGAACTTGAGATTCGTTTTAGAACAGAAATATTGGGATCTTTTATTGTCCGTCGTTATGTAGATTTAGTAAAAAAAGTTGGCCGTGACAATGGGAAAGAGTTTTTACTAGGAAAAGATGTGCAAGGCATCCGACGTATTGAGAATAGTCAAGATGTAGTAACTGCTCTTGTCGGTGTTGGTCCACAAAATAGTGAAACTGGAGAATTTCTCACATTTGAAGAAATAAACAATGGCAAACTTTATGTAGGAAATAATGATGCCTTGCAACGTTGGTCAAAAGATGGCAAGCATTTATTCGATATTTATTCACCGCAAACAGAAGATCAAGATATGACGAAGCAACGACTCAAACAGTTAACCGAAGCCGAATTAAAGAAGCGAATTGATAGTTCTACTTCATATGAAGTAAATGCAGTAGCGCTTGAAAAAGTGTTTGGTTTATCTCATGAATCGGTTCGTAAAGGAGATACGGTACGAATAAAAGATACAGGGTTTAGTCCACCACTTTTCTTAGAAGCTAGGTTAATAGCAGCTGATGAATGTGACACTGATCCATCGAAAGATAAATATATCTTTGGTAATTATCGTGAAATTAAAGATACACGAAGCCTGATCGATAGGTTATACGCACAAATCATGGGTAGCTTATCAAATAAAGCATCTAAAGAATTACTAGATATGTTAGATAAAAAGCTTCAAGAAAACGTAAAAGAAACAGAAGTCATTCGAAAAGAATCGGAAGCAGCAAAGAAAATTGCTGAACAAGTGGCTGAAAACTTGAAGAATAATATCGTTGATATTATTGAAGGCGTAAATCCACCAACAGAAAACTTAAAGGATAGAAAAACGTTGTGGCAAGATATCAGCAAAGGCAAGCCTGGTATTCTGAAGTTGTGGAAGGATGGTAAATGGGATCCTGTTGTTCCTGATGTGGAATCTGTTAAGAAAGAAACATTGGAACAAGTGAACAAAGATATAGAGTCCACAAAAAGCGAAATAAATCAAAAAGTTCAAAGTGTGGAAGGTAAAGCGCAAGAAATAGTTAAGCAAATAAGTGATGTTCAAAAACAAGTTAATGACAAAGTAGATCAAACATGGATTAATACCCAATTAAAAGATAAAGCAGATAAAGCCGGTGTTTATACGAAAGATGAAATTAAAGATGGTTTTATTGGGAAGCAAATCTATGAAACTGATAAACAAGGAAACGTTAAGAAGTTCCAAGAAATCAGTACATCCTTTGAACAAACAAATGAAGCGATCAAATCAAAGGCAGAGAAACAAAGTGTTACGGATTTAGGGAATAACTTGTCACAAGTTTCTAAGGTTGCTAATGAAGCAAAACAAACCGCAGAGGGAAATACCAGTACTATTACCAGTGTACAAGCTACAGTAAATAAGATTAATGACGATGTAACTAATCTACTTATTGACTCAGGTACTTTTGAAGGTGCAGGAGTAATTAATGTTAACTTTCCTGAAAGATGGTACTTGAAGGGTAGCGGTACTAAAATCTCAGCAGATGTTTTCCAAGGAAGTGCTGTATTTGAAACACAATCTAGTTGGTCAGGTATCGGATACAACTTTAAAGACCTTATAAACCGTGAAGTCTTAAAGGTAGGCGATAAAGTTAACTTCAGCTTTTACGCTCGTTTAAAAGGGTTACCCGCAGGTGAAACCAGACCTCATGTGTTTTTCTTTAGGGGTTCTGCTTCAGGTACTAGATGGACAGACCTAAATAGCGATTGGAAACGTTATAGCGTAACCTTTACTATTAACGCTGATATGATGGGCACTAGTGGGAACGTAGTCGAGAGTTTTATAAGAACAGAAATAGAAGCCAATACAGGAGCTACTGTATGGTATCAGCAAAGTCAACCTCAATTAACTATAGGGGATAAACTTTACACTTGGAGAACAGCACCCGAGGACAACGCTACAATAGTAAAAAAATCAAACGAGATTAAGCAAACGGTAGATAGCAATATAAGTACAATCCAAAATATACAAAAAGATCAAGGGAAACTCACCGAACGAATTACTAAATCAGAGCAAACTGCAGACGGATTTAAAACTTCTATTGAATCACTAACTAAAAAAGATACTGATATCAGCAATAAATTAAATACAGTCGAGCAAACTGTGGAAGGTACAAAAAAGACAATATCTGATGTGCAGCAAACAACAAATGGTCTAAGTAAAACAACAACTGAAATTAAAGAAGAAGCTGGGAAGATTTCAACAAAGTTAGAACAGGTTGAAGCTCGTACTATAGGCGGTGAAAATTGGCTAATTAATACTGGACGAAATCAAAAACCACAAACAATTGGAATGTCTGGAGGCGCACTAGTAAACAAGGCTGGTCAAGCGTTCTCTGAGGATTACATAATCCTAGAATGTACAGATCATACCGACTCTTTCTATCAATTCCATTTAGATAATACTAAGATGGGTGACTATGAAAAAGGGAAAGATATGACATGCAGTATCGATTTGCAAAATGACGTTCCGATTGATCTAATTGTATTTCAGTTTATTAATGGAGTATGGACAGAAAACTTGTACAATAGATTCCTTGTAGCTAATTGGTCCAGAAGATCATTTACATTCAAAATTGATGAGCGAGCGACTGGATGGGGATTGCGATTAAGATTTGAAAGAAATGCAAATTCAAAGGGCAAGAAAGTCCGTTTCAAGAAAGCTAAATTAGAAAAAGGATCTGTTCCAACAGACTTCAGCAAGTCAACATATGAGCTGGAGCAAAGTGTGGATGGAATCAAAGAAACCGTAACAAAAGTTGAAAATAATCAAAATGGATTTGATAAGCGTGTAACAGCAGTAGAGAAGACCGCTGAAGGTATTTCTCAAAACGTTACCAAGATACAAGAAACACAAACGGCACAAGGTAAACAGATTTTTGAAGCGCAATCTACAATCAAACAACATTCTGACGCACTTGATCTGACTGTAAAAATGAAAGATGTTGAGAACTATGTAGGCGGTCTTGGATCTATTAATGAGATTCGTGACGCTGGTTTTACTCAAGGGAATAAGTACTGGGGGTGGGCAACTGGGCATTCTATAGACCCTAACCTAAAGTATAAAGGATACAATTCGTTTTCTATGCATACTACAGGACAAGCCCAGGATGTATGGTGGGGTGCTTTTAGTCAATTTATAGAGTGTTCTCCTAATGAAGATATTGTTATTTCTGCATACTTTAACACTGATGGGAAAGTTCCTATTGATAATGGTGTATTTATCGAAATGGAATTTTGGCAATCGAATAAAACAAACAGAATTTCAACTGCAAGAGAAAGAGTTCAAATCGTTAACAATACTTGGATCAGAGCTATTTGTACAGCTAAAGCTCCAGCAGGAACTGGATTTGTAAGGTTTCGACCATACGTACAAAGAAATGGTAGAGCCTGGTTCTGTATGCCTATGTTACAGCGAGGTAAAGTAGCTACAGAATTTTGGTTACATCCGAAAGATCAAACTGATGCTGATAAAATGATTGAAGATATTGCAAATAGAGTAGCTACTAAGGATTACGATAAAAAAACAACTGAATTAGAGCGCCTTATTTCCGCCAATACGGAGGGAATTAAACTTGCTGCAGTAAAAAACGAAGTATATACAAAACAACAGGCTGACGGAAGATATGCGGATAAAGCGTATGTAGAAAAACAAGAGGGACGTATTGAGGTAACTGAAAAAACGATTACTAGTACCGTCCAAAAAGGCGATATTATCTCGGCTATTAACCAGACAGCCGAAAAGATTTCTATTAGTGTTTCAAAGTTAGATATAAATGCAGATACAGTTGTGAAATGGCTAACAGCAAAAGGAATTGATGCTGATGTTATTAAAATCAGTGGTGATAAAGTAACAATTGATAAGAATGGTATTACAGCAAAAATGGCTGACTTCTTTTTTGAAGATGAGCGTGGGCAGAAATTTTCAGTAACACCAAGGAAGAATCTCATTCCAGATCATGACTTTTCACACATTTCTTTTAAGAATTTTAATAATTATTTTTTGAAGATTGAATACAGTCCTACATGGACAATTATGTCTAATCCATATATTGAGAAACCAGTGGTTAACAATTATGAGCCAATGGTTAATCCGTTGCGGATAGATTTGTCGAATTGGATTCGTTTTACATTATTTGATGGAGTAAAACCAGGTAAGAAATACACATTGTCGGCTCATTTCAGAGCAACTACCAATGATAATCGTGTAAACATTACAAACAAGCCAATCATGAGAGCGGTATTCGGTAAATATAACGGTGACACTCCCGTGGAGCTTGGACGAGCATCAAAAACTTACGATGCACCAAGCATTCAAACTGGGAAAATAGTAAGATACGCTTTAACCTTCACTGTGCCGAGTAACTATGTAGAAGGAAATGGTTATGTTTATATTGATTTATTTGGCGAGGGGCTCTTAAATAATATGCAAGCAATTGCTGTATCAGGTGTTCAGTTGGTGGAAGGTGACGTTCCTTCCGTTTATAACTGGGATACAACACATGGAGAACTCGTAAACGGAACACTGCCTTTTTCTACAATTGCACTTGGTACAAGAGATAATACAATTCGGTACAATCATGTGAACGGATGGAACTATATGAATGCTCCACTTGAAATCGTAAGCAATGGTGAAATGATGGCACTCGTTGGGACTGATCGTGCGGGACTCAGTTTTTATCCCCGTGGCGGTGGAGAACGTAGAAGTTACATTGGTCATCTTTACAACAATGAGAATAGATTCCGAATTGAATCAAAAGATCCTGTTGCAACGACACAATCAATTGAATGTAATGGGATTAACGTATGTGGTGGATACTTTGGTGCTAATGCAGGTTCTATTCATTATACAAATGGTAGCTTAGGTTTAGGGTGGTATTTCCATGATGGTAGATGGAATTATGTTGATTTCACAAATATGACTTCTAGAACATAGAGAGGGAGATGAGTATGAATCCAGACAAATTTATGCGTCCAATGCCACCTAATGAACAGTCACCATTCTTAGGTAGAGTAGTTGATTTGAAGAAAGGTGAAAATCAAGTCACCGTTAGCATTCCAAACGATATGCTAGAATTTTGCGGTATCAAGGAAGATACAAAAGTTGAAGTTTGGGGACTTCCTGATGGCACGTTGAATATGCGGATTGCTACTGCATGTGATTTATGTAATAAGGGCGGCAGAGTTTACGAGATTGAGCTTTTCGGTAAAGTAAGTCTTATCTGTGCCGAAGATTATGTAAAGCTAACTGGAAAGAGACCAGGGGCTTCTGATGAAGTAACAATTGAACATGTTAAAGAAGTAGAAAATAGAATGATAGAAAAAGCATTATCAGCAGATCAATATTAACTAAATACGTTTAAATAAGTAGGGCATCCATGAGTTGTTTTTAATTTTGAATAAAATACGGTTTTTATAACAAAGAGGAGCGATTTCGCTGCTCTTTTTATTTTGCAAAGGGGATGAGAACAATGGAAGATGCAATTTTCAATTCAATGATGCAACAGGGAGCATTCGCAGCATTATTCGTGTGGATGCTTTTTACTACGCAAAAAAAGAATGAACAGCGTGAAGAGCAATATCAAAAGGTCATTGAAAAGAACCAGGGTGTAATTGAAGAACAAGCAAAAGCCTTTAGTTCATTAGCAAATGATGTATCAGATATCAAACAAAAAATTATGGGGAATGGTGATGTAAAATGAAAAAATCTATTAAAGTATTAAGTTCAGTTGCAACGGCTTCTATTATTTTATTAACATCTGTAGGAAGTGTTTTTGCAGATAGAGAAATGATTATTCCAGATTTACCAAAGCAAGGATATAGATATGGTGTCGGTGCATATGAGGGGGTAGTAGCGCATTCCACAGCGACACCAGAAGCACCTGCTATCAATATTAGAAATTATGAAGCTAGAACATGGAGAAATGCTTTTGTGCATTATGCAACGGATTGGGATGAAAACATTCAGATTGCATCTACTAAATATCGTGCATGGGGTGCAGGTCCAGCGGCAAATGCTAGATTTGTACATGTAGAGCTATCTGAAACTAGTGACTCTATTAAATTCAAAAAATCGTATGAAAGATATGTAAAGTTGCTTGCAGAAATATTAAAAGATAGAAATATCCATCCAAGTGTTGGGCTATGGACTCATAAAGATATTACTTACAAATTAGGTGGTACAGATCATGAAGACCCAATACAATATCTAAAGAGTCATGGTGTATCAGAATCCCAATTTAGAAACGATGTTTTAAAGGCATATAATGGTGATTCTGTATCGGTTAAACCAAAACCACAAGAACCATCTGGAAGTGTAACAGAAGCAAGTGATGTGGCTTATATTGATGGTCAAAATGTAAACCTTCGGTCTGGACCATCCACAAGCAATAATGTCATCCGCAAGCTACAAAAAGGTGAATCATATAAAGTTTGGGGTAAAGTAGGAAACTGGTTAAACCTTGGAGGAAATCAGTGGATTTATAACGATACATCATACATTCGCTATAAAGAAGAATCTTTATCTGTGGAAGGCAAACGTGTTGTTTCTAAAGTTAATAACCTACGTTTCTATGATTCTCCATCTTGGCAGGATAAAGATGTTGCTGGTACTTTAGATGCAGGAGTAGGATTTACAATCGACGCAAAGGTAAATGTCAATGGGTATCCGCAGTATCGTGTTTATAATTCGAAGGGGCATAAGTACTACATTACGGCTAGTGATGCGTATGTGAGTGTGAAGTAATAGTAAAGCCGACTCATATCAAGCTGAGTCGGCTTTGTTTAGTTTTTATTCTTTACTTTTTATAGCTTCTTTTAGTATTTCAAGGGTCTGCTGTAACCATTCTATAGCTGTTAAGTTTAATGCAGGGAAATAAATGTAAGCATTATATTTAATAAATTCCTCTTTTTCACTATCAGTTAGATTACTGTTTAAAAACAAAAGTATATCATTTTTGGTATTTTCGATACATATTTTAGTAACTTCCATTATAAATTCATTAAGAGCTTCCTCAGGTGATTCAATATCTTGGTGAAATGTTCCTGCTAAGAAATCACCTAATTCTTCATAATGGCTATATTTATTTTCCATACAAATTCTCCTCTACTTTTCTGGATATCCTGTAATAATAAAACTTCCTTGGTTATCTTTTTTCAAAACAATCACAGCATTTTCCACATCTAAAGCACCATTTGATCCTCTTTCGACATATCGTCCAAGTATACTATTACCGTTATATCTTAGCGGTAAGGTTGGTCTGCTATTAGGATTGTTTAACCACCTATTTATTTTTGCTATATTTTGTGGATTACTTAAAACTTCATTAGCTACTCTCTCGGCTATAGCCCTATTAGTGAAAGATGATGATGCTGGTATTCTAGGGTCACTTTGTAATCTTTGCAATAGTTCTGCATCCGTTTTTTCTACGTGTTTTTTGATTAAGTGACCACCTCTTCTTTGGCCAGGTTTTGCCTCATGGGCAATTAATCCTCCTCCTGGAGCTAACGGACTAGTATCTCCTGGCTTTATAGCATTAGTATTAGTATTTCCACCAGAATTAGCAAACTGATGAGTTGATAGCTTTTCTTCAGCTTGTTTAAAATCAGGTATATCAAATTTAGAGCGTATATTATTTCCGCCAGAGAAAGCATAAGAAACATCTTTCTTAACAGGTTGTAAAATATCAGATACTTGCTTCAATTCTTTTACTAGCGTTACGCCTTTAGCTAATGTACTTGCTCCACCTGCTCCTTTTGTGACGAGGCCTGCTCTACCTAGTCCCCTATCGAGAATTAGACCGATGCCTATTTGGGTTAATCCATAAGTAGTCCATTGTGTAATGCTCTCTGCATCTCCATCTATAATATCTCGTTTCACAGTACTTGAAAATGCATGCCACATATTTTTTGTCGTTTCATCCAAATGTAAAATCGCATATGTAACATTAATAAAAGTTCCTATATCCATATTACTTAAAGCTTCCATGGACTTGATTTCATCTTCAACAGCTTTCCCTGTTCCGATTACAGTACCATTCCACATCTTTTTTACTGTTTCGAACATTTTAACTACATCGTCTACCTTATCGTCCCAAGCCTTTCTAATCGGAGATTTCTCCTCTAGCCTACCGCACATTTCTCCATCTTTAATCGAATTGTCCGCTTTACGTGCCCTATCTTCTTCTATCGCTTGAATAGACGTTGCCCATTCCATATTCAACCCTTGTGTACTAAATGTACCACTTGTAGGACTAAAACCTTTTCCACTTTGTACTTCTGCAAGCCCCGTAGCAATACTAGTGGCTAGTTGGAGTGCTGTATCATAATTACTACTAGAAGTATAATTGAATTCATGCAGGTGTTCTAACTTTTCTTGCAGTTTCCGTTTCATCATATCAAAAATACCCACCATCGCTTGCATAGCTGGAAGGACATTACTAATCCCTTCAACACCTGCTCTCATTCGGTCAATCCCTCGAATTTGTTCTAGTATTTCTTGTTCGATGACATCTGTTGAAGCTACCTGTGATTGAAATTGACTTGGAAAGGCATCATTCTGACGGATTAGTTCTTCACACAAGTAAATGATTCCTTGTGCTAATGGACGAAAGGTTTGTGCAAAGAATGCTTTTGCACTGCTATAAGTTTGTCCTTGTAGAACAGTATCCATTGCAAAAGCATCAATCGACTGAATAGCTTGTTCCATACCTTGAATGGTAGCGGTACATACAGCGTTCATACTTTGTGTTTGCGTATGTACTTCCCCTAGATACATATTCAAACTCATGAATTGACCTCCTTTGCTAGATTCTGTTTTTGATAGTAAAGGTCATTTTCTAAGTCACTAAGATTTCGTTTTTCCTTAAGTAATGTTTCTTTTTGATTTTCCAATTCGAAAGTAAGTTTTCGCTCAATATATTGTGCATCTTGACTCATATTCATAAAAAACAATGACATTTCTCTATCTCTATGCCAAGTTCCTAAAATACGGTCAAACAAACGATGGTTTTGATTTTTCCATACATGAAAATCCTCTTCTACTTGTTCCTGTGTTTGAATCGCAGATTGATTCCGATTCTGTTCTTCAAATACACTTCGTAATTTTTGATTTAATTGATTCATTTGTTTTTCAATGTCTTGACTCATCTTTTTCCTCCTACCGTTTTACTTTACGTAGGTTATCACATTAGCGAAAAATATTTTGAAGTTCTTTATCCATTCTCTCAAACTCGTTAGCTACCGAATGAATATTATCAACCGCTTGTTGAAAGGCTACAGAAAATTGTTTCGTCAAATCTAAAACTTGTTGGTTCGCTTCCTGTGCTTTGGAGTTAACAGATAGTGTTGTACGCGTCGCCTTTGTTATAGAACGACTTGTTGCACTTTGAACCCTGTCAGAAGCTGATCCCATTTTCGTAGCAATTTGTGTTGCTGTTTGTAAATTACTTTGGAATTTTCCCATCGTATAAACCCTTTCTATATTTCTATGAACGTATTAAAGAAGGGGAGTGCCTAGTATGTATGTCCATTATCCTATTGTTCTTTATAGGAACCCTCCTGGAAAAATATTGCGGATATAATTATAACAATAAATGGTTAAAGTTTCCTCAAAAAAATATATTTTCCAACATATGTGTTTGTTATAGTTCTCAAAAGGTAATGTAGTATAACATAGAGGTAAAACACGAATGGGAAAGTAATAAATTGATGCTAATGATTTATATTATGCTGTATGGGCTGAAAAGGGTGGTTGGTTAAATCTTGGCGGTGAACAATGGATTAAGAACAATCCATCTTATGTGAAGTTTAGTAAGAAAAGCACAGTAGATTCCTCTATTGTAGGGAAGCGTGTTGTTACTAAAGTGGACAACCTACGTTTCTATGAATCTCCATCTTGGCATGATAAAGACGTGGCTGGTACTTTAGATGCAGGACTAGGGGTTACAATCGATGAAAAAGTAACTGTCAATGGATCATCACAATATAAAGTATATAATAGCAAAGGTAAAACATACTATATAACTACAAATGAAGCCTATGTGTATGTGAAGTAAGATGAAAGAAGGATTCCAGCATCTGTGGAACCCTTCTTTTTTATAAATTTAAAGTGCATCTGTACTTATTTGTTCTAATATTTCTTTAGCAGTTTCAGCATCAGCAAACATTGGTGCTGAATTTAATCTTCCTGGATTTTTTGTAAAATACTCCGCTAATTGTTTTAACTTCGGTTTTACACCTTCGTATGGTAAATGTTTCTCAACATCGTAATACTCTATTTCACCAAATCGTGCTTTGTAATATGATAATTTTTGTATTTCCATATAGGTGTAATTAAAGCCTAAATCATCTGATATTGTCGCTTTTGCTAAATCATTTAATAAATAATAGCCAATCATTTGTAAATTATCTTTTTGTTTTAGCGATTTGTCTTTTGTTGTTTTAAAATCATAAAGAACACCATCGATATATATGTCTGCATCTGCTCCACTGACTAAAAGTGAAGACACTCCAAACTTAGGATTAAATATTACGTTACTCTTTTCATTAATAATCTCTGGAATCATGAATTTCTTTTCAAACAACTTCAACAAATTATCTAATTCGTTAATTACTTCGTCGGGACTATTTTCGATAATAAAAAAGTCCCGATTGATAGTTTCTTTATTAATCCTAGCCCGAGATACTTGCTCTAACTTAGCTAACTTTACAGATATCTCGTATAAATGGGAGATTGATATTGAATTATCATTAATAAACATTAATACTTTTTCTAACCACGAATCAAAAATTTCAACTGGAATATCAATATAGTTGTTTAATTTTTTAAATCCGTTATAAGCCACCAGATCTCTTATTACAGTTTCGTCTTTTACAAATTGAGCAATTCTAAATCGAGCTAAATAGTCAAAAGCTATTCCGACCAAACTTGCATTATATATATTAGATAAATTATATGGCACATGCATGCTATATTCTTCGGAGAAAGGCAACTTTCCACTTAATGTGTAGTAATCTCCCTTCTCGGGCTCGACATGTATAAGTATGTCTTTAAACTCTTTATCTTTTTTATTTTTAGCATCTAATTTACTGGTTAACGACATTTTATATCCTTCTTTCATTTTTATAAAATTTAAATGCAAACACACTGAATTTTAACATATAAATCCAATTGTGTTTAATATTTTGATTTACAGTAAAAAACCACCATTTTATTAGGTGGCTTTTTTATTTCTATGTAATTAAAATTTACTTTTAGATAATGCCTTTAATATAGGATTTATAATTTTACTTAATAAACGAAACCCTCTAAATATAGATTGAATAACCTTCAAACTAGTTCCCTCCCTTAAATTAAGCTAATTATACCAAATTCTTTTAATGCAAATTGAAATAATGTAAACGTATTAAAAAATAAGTAATAAAAAAGCCCTTCTCGAATGGGAGGGCTTTGCTATTTTATAAATCAAATTGAACTTGTTGACCATCAGTAATCGTATCATACGACTTTTGCTGGTAGGTTGAACCTGTAATAAATTTCACATTAGTAATATCTTTTGGATCTCCATTAAAGAACAAACCTAGGACACGTTCTTGTTTAACTTTTCCAAAGTAATCAAAGGAAGTGTTTTTTTCTGTAATGAAATTGCGATTTGCTTCTAATTGTTCGCCATTACTTAGTACTACCTTATCAAAATTAGGGAAGCTAATATTCTCATCTGAGGTATTTTCCACAGTATAAATAACTTGAATATAATTTAGTTTTCCATCGTTAGTGGGTGTTGTTTGATAGACTTCTTTAGCCTCAGTTAACATTTGTTCTGGAAGGTCAGATAGTTGAAATAGCTTGATGTTTTGAACAGTCATTTTAATTGGAGCTACATCAATAGTTTGATTAATTTCTTTAATTTTCATTAACTCAATAACTCCGCCTTGAGCATTGTATTTTTGCTTTTCTCCAACTTTAGTTAGTACTGTTTTTTCGTTAGTCTTCGAATTGCTTTCTTTAATACCTTTTTGGTTTGAGGCAGTCGGTGCACTCTTTTCTTCTGTTTTTTCTTCTGAGCCACAAGCTACAAGTGCTAGGGAGAAAAATACAGAGACAAGTAATAATAGATACTTTTTCAAATTAGTTCCTCCTAAAATATATTGCGATATTAAGTATAACAGATATACGTTGGTTTTATAGGATAAAATTAGATTTACAGGAAAAATATTCTTAAATTTAGTTGACTCAAGTCAACTGATAGTGTATAATAAGAGTATAAAGAACAGGAGGTGAACAAAGTGGATTGGTTAATAATCTTAGGGATGCTAACAGCCATCGCAACATTCTTTTCCCAAGTATCAACAGTTGTTAAAAACAGCGTAGATACATACTACAAAATCAAAGAGGAAAAAGAAAAGAGTCGCCCCCGCCAAGAAGTCGACTCCGAATAACACCACAGGGGAGAGCAATCTCCCTTGTAACTAAGATTATAACACATTCCATATAATATGATGAAAAAGTTTATTTGGACGAATATTCCCGTAATTTTGATTTTAGGATTTATCTTAGCAATACTGGATTACGATAATTTAAACACATGGGGCTATGTCTTAATAGTATTTAGCATAATATCGTTTGTACTAATGATAGTAAATATAATTACTCTCTATATAAAGGAGAAGAAAAATGTATAACTTTGAATCTAAGGAAGAACTAATAAAATTCGTAAATGATGAAATTGTGAATACTTCAGAGGCATTGGAGATTTTAGAATGTTCGAGGCAGAATTTAAATAAGTTGGTAAAGTCCGGGACGTTAGTGCCGATTAAAGAGATGGTTCGAGATAGGTTGTTTTTTAAAAAGGATATTTTAAATAGGAGAGAACAAATGAAGAAGTAGTGAAAGTTATAATATTGTACAATTGTAATCATCTTAAGCCCTCTTGTATGAGAAGGGCTTTTGTTCGTATTCTTATTAGTGATTTGTAGTGGTTGAATTTTTATATTGTATATAGTAATATACTCTCTACTATAGAAGAAAGTAGGATATAAATGAAACCTACTTAAAAAAATATATTTTTTTTTAAAGGAATATTAAATATTAAAAAGAATAAAGTAATATATAAAAATAAAATATGTATTCATTTTACATTTAATGGATAAAATGAATAAAAATATTGTACGTTTGTAAAAAATGTAGTAAAATTATCCAAGTTGTTTAAAACTGGGGGATTTGATATGAATATCAGAGAATGGTTTGGGTATAATAATAAATTTACCGAAACGACAGAAAGTGATAAATACTTAGATAAGTTATTTGTTCTTTATGCTGATGCGCTCAAACAGTATTTTTCTGTAGAAGATGCAAGTGATTTTAATGAATTAATACATAATGCAAAGAGAAATGATTTATCCAGAGGTCAACAGTTATTTTTGAATTGGATTCAAGAAAAGGGACAGCCGCAAATACTTCTGTTTGTTTCTAAAACAGTGCCGAATGATAAAACATTGATAGCGACATTAGATTATGAAATCTATATGTTGGATAGTGAAATGGATTTTGATTATCCAGAAGATATTGTATCATCGCTTATGAGTATTACAGACTTACTTCCAGAAATCATAAATCCGATTTTAGAGAGTTCTTCGACTGAGGAAGAATTTGTTATTCAAAGAAACGAAAAAGATGTTAGATTGGGAAATAAATATCATTTTGGTGGGAACCCTAATCAGTATTATAGTAGTTCCTATTTATCCCAAAAAGGTGTATACTCAAGGAAGAAATATCAAGGATCTGCTAAAAAAGCAGATTCTTTTTTTAATGATATTGGAGGGATAGCATGGAAACGTTTGAATATTATAAACTTATAAGGAATAATGTGCAGCTTCAAGATGTAAGGTTAATATCTATAGAATGTCATAATCTCATCTCTGAATCTAACGAGGGGGAAAGTCGTGAAGTTGCAGTAAGAGTGAAAAGAAATGTAGAATTATTAGATGATAATTGTGCAGAAATTACTATGCAAGCTTGGATAGGGTTCGACGACCAGGAGGGGCCTTTTGAATTTACAATTGTATATGGCGGACTGTGTGTAAGTGATGAAAGCTTAGTACCAGAAGAATTTAAAAAATATGCATATGATCAAGTGGTTCCATTGTTACTACCATATGTTAGGGAATGTGTATCAAGTACAATGGCTCGAATGAATTTACCAATCTTTTATTTACCAACTTTAGATGTACTTGAAACACTCAAGGTGAATGAAATAATAGAGTAAGAGAGGGGGGAAGGTAATGTCAAAAGGAAACCCCCAGCTAGTTACTTTTACTAGGGAAGATTACTCTATCTCTACATACATAGAAGATGTTTGTAAAGAAATAGCAGAGCATTTTAAAGTAAAAAGAAAGTACTTACATCAATTTTGTACTTTAATTAGGGGTTCTAAAGCTTGGACTGTGGAGAATATGGAAGAAAAATTATCAGGTTGGTCAGAAAAAGTATCACATATACCTGAAACAAAAAAGTTTATACAATTAATTAATAAGGCATTTAAACTTTGTCAGAATCCAGAAGATATAGATCACTTACGTGGTGGGATGGTCGAAGCATTGGTTATTGCTTCACGTGGAGGAGCTAGTATACTGCAAAGTAGTCATTATGGATGGGGAGCATCAGTAACTATTAATGGGGAAACTTCTCATAGAATAAGATATAGGTGTTCAGAGCTGAAAGCAGAGGGCTGTGCTAATCGCTTAACGGTAGATTTTGGACATTGGAATGGGTATCATGGTCAGTTTTTTGAATGCAAAGTCAATCCTGTTTCTGTAGGTTGTAAAGAAGAGAAATATATGATTGAATTGGATAATTGCTTGAGTACAAAAAATATTAGCCATGAAATGTTCTTTGTATGTGCGGAAACTCATGAAAGAGTAAAGATGAGATTAGAAGAAAAAAATATTAGTGAAAAATTTAAGCCATTAGGTTATGATACCCTTTTTGCATAAGATAAATTAGCTTTAATATGAATTTCCTTATTATAGGGAATTCATATTAAAGTAAAGTACAAAGCCCTTTTTAGATAAGAGGGCTTTTAATTGTATTTAAAGTAAATAATATTAGATTTGATTACGTCACCCACAAACTCACCCACAAAAATAAAAAGAGTGATGAATCACAATGAAACATCACTTTTATAAAACCTTGATAAATTAACATTTTTGGTTCAATTTAAAACATGATGAATCCAGAGGATAAATTTGGAAGATAAATTTGGAAGGCTTATTTCCTATAGGTTTTGAATAAGACTGTCTTTGATGAATTAAGGTGTAAATTTCCTAATTTATATCTTGCTTGAAATTAGGTGTTAAGATACGGTAATAAATGAAAGAAATAAATAGTAAAGCGGGTTGAGGATTGTTGGAAATGAACATAAAGGTAACACAGAAACAAATTATGGAACATTTTAATTTAGATAAAAAGACATTGAGTGTTATGGAAAAAGAAGGGCTACCGTTTTACAAAATTAGCACTCGTGAAAAAGAATATGATATAGAGCAAGTAGCAGAGTGGTTGAAAAGTATTAGAAAAGACATCCATTCAATGATATTAGGTGACATATACAATAATAGTGAGATCGCTAAAAATTTTAAATGTGGAAACATGGGTGGAATGAGACGGTCTAAAAAAACAAATACATTAGTGCTATTTTCTGATCACACAAAAGGTATTTATGATGATCGTTGGGATAAAGGTACATTATTGTACACTGGAATGGGACAAGAAGGGCATCAAATACTAGATGGAAACCAAAACAAAACATTGTATGAATCCAATGGAAATGGAGTAGATGTATATTTGTTTGAGGCATTTCAACCTGGTGAACATATCTTTAGGGGGCAAGTTACCCTTGTAAGGAAACCTTATCAAGAGATCCAAGAAGATACGAAAGGCCAAAAGAGAAGGGTATGGATTTTTCCGATAGGTTTATTAACAGATGAGGAAGTATTCCTAAGAAAACAGGAGAAAGAACAGAAGGAAGCAAGAAAATTAGATTACCAGGATTTGAAGGAGAGGGCTAAGAAAGCTACATCCGGGAGTAATAAACGATATATAAAAACTGAAACGTATCAGCGAAATGAATTTGTAGCAGAGTTTTCAAAAAAACGAGCGAATGGTGTATGTGAGTTATGTGAACAAAAAGCCCCATTTGAAGATAAGAATGGAAATCCTTATCTTGAATCTCATCATGTAGAATGGTTATCTGAAGGGGGAGAAGACACCATCTATAACACAGTAGGAGTGTGCCCGAACTGTCATAGCTGTTTACATATTCTAAATGACAAAAATGATGTTATGAAGTTAAAAGAAAAGTTAAGAAAGTATAAGATGGAAGACAATGATTAAATTAAAATAATTCGCATAAGGAAGCGATTAAAGATGAAGAAAAAAATATCAGTTGTTGGTGCAGTTATATTAAATAATGATAATCACGTACTTTGTGCATTACGCTCTCCAAATATGTCGCTTCCAAATTATTGGGAGTTTCCGGGTGGTAAGATAAATAAAGGAGAACATCCACGAGATGCTTTAGTACGTGAGATTAAAGAAGAATTGGATTGCTTCATTGCTGTAGAGGAGCAATTAAAAGCAGTTGAACATGAATATGAGAATATAATTGTTCATTTAGTTACTTATAAAGCGCGTATAAAGTCAGGAATACCTAAGGCCCTAGAACATTCAGAATTGAGATGGATTAGCATTGATCATTTAAAGGAATTGAAATGGGCACCGGCTGACATTCCGACAGTAGAGGTATTGTAGTTATAAATACAAGACACAGCAAAATAGATGCATCGTTTTTTTAGATGTAATAGTGGGGCAACTTGAAAATTAAAAGGGGTTTTTAATAATGGATAAAAAGACAATTGAAAATGGACGCTTTAAAGCTACATATCATAATGAAAAGACGGCATACTTGGACGGTGTAAAAATCTTTCGCCATAGAGACGGTATTGCATTCGAATTTAATGGACAATTAACTTCGATCAATGATAGAGGGAAAAATTCCGTTCGGGGTGCGAATGACCTTTACAATAAATTGAATGCTATACTTCTTGAACTTGGAGTTGAGGAAGGGGAATATGAAAAGAAGAAAAAGGTCGTAACCGACAAAGAAGATATAAATGAATGACCGTCTGTTTTTGTGGGTGAATTAAAATAATTTATTATTCACCCACGAACTCACCCACAATTCACCCACGAAATTAAAAAAAGTGATGCATCACCATGAAACATCACTTTTATAAAACCTAGATAAATCAACTTTTTTGGCATAATTTAAAACTTGATGAATTCAGAGGATATATTCCGCACACAAGTTCACCAATGGGAACGCGATCAATATATGTCTCTATACTAAGAGAGAAAAAAGCCCTGATACTACGGTATCAGGGCTTTTTTCTTTTTTATAAAGTTAACTTCAAGTGGCGCAAAATGAAAAGAAACCACAAAACAGCCACTAAAAATCTTCAGTATAAGAGTATCTTAATAATAGGGATGGTAATTTCAATAAACCTTTATTAGAATCGGTTCTTTTTTCAATAAATTGCTAGCGCTAAAAATTTAATAATTTTTTACTGCTTGTACAACGCGACCAATGATTTTTACATCTTCAGCTGAAAGGTCGTAAGTCTGTGGTTCATGGATAGGATCATTACTCAATGGTATTAAAGTAATGATGCTTCCAGATTTTGAGATTTTTTTCACAGTTGCATCATAACCATTGACTTTTACAACAGCAATTTGCCCATTCTCAACATAAGGAGTTTCTTCTACCAGAACATAAGAACCATCAGGGAATTCGAGATTCATGCTAGTGCCTTTTACAGTAAGATAAAAATACTTTTTACGTTTATTTAAAAATGTACTTAGCATTGGTAAATAACCCTCGATATTTTCTTCGGCGAATATAGGTGTACCGGCTGCGACAGAACCAATGATTGGGATATGGATAATGTTTGATTGGTCGTTTTGAATGGTTTCATAAATAGAAACTTCTTCTTTAACTGTATTATCCCCTTTAGTTGTGAGCACCTCTAAATCATCAGTAGTGATCCCTAATCCCTTACAAACTTTTATTACATTATCAACAGATGCTTTACCGATTCCTCTTGATAACATTGATTGCAGTGTTGTGGGAGGGAGCCCGATTTTTTCTGCGAAAGCTCTTTTGCTATATCCAGCTTCTTTTATTAAGCGTGTTACAATCTTTGCTTTTTCCATAAACTTCACCATCCTTCTTATAAAATGTATACGATATTGAGTATGTTTGTTACTATCATAACTTAGCTGAATTTATAAGTAAATAGTGTTTTGTACGATATTGAGTGTATTTCCCTATTATATCATTGACTTTGTACGGAAATGCGTATATATTAAAGTGGAAATAAACGCAATTTCGTATAAAAATTAAGGAGGTGAGCTAATGTATCCGAATCTGCGTGCAGAGATGGCGAGAAAAGGGATTGTAATTACCCAAATCTCTTCGCATCTGAATCTTCGCTACGCAACAGTGTGCGACAAAATTAATGGTAAATTTCGTTTTTATTATGATGAGGCTCTTGAAATTAAGGAAACCTTTTTTCCTGATCATAATTTAGAATATCTTTTTGAATTTGAAGAAAACAAGCCGAATTGTAGTGTGAAAAGAAACCCTACTTTTTTGGAACATAAAATATTGAATTTTTAACTCAATAACGAAATTATTAAGCAAAGCTTTATTGGAGAGTTAAGGAAATATTTTATATTAAATCACATAATTTGAATGTTGAGGATTGGTTAATGCCCAAGAAAACTGGTAAATAATAACAATTGATGCAAGGGTATGTAAATGTAAGGAAGGTAATTGAAAATTAAAGATGAGGAGGAGATCAGAATGGATCACTTAACCGAAGTATTAGTACATAGTGAACTAGTATTTGAAGTTAATGGTGAGGTAGTAACGGATAGTTTGGTAATTGCGAAAACGTTCGGGAAAGATCATTACTACGTTTTGGAGGATATTGTAAAAATATTGTATATGCGGGTGAAGAATTTGCGCAAGGAAATTCTTACGAGTCCACTTATATCAATTCACAGGGTGAGCGCATGTCTAAATACAATTTAACTGAAGAAGCTTTCGTATTACTTGCTATGGGGTATAACTCTAGAGAAGCTGTGCAAACGAAAATAAAATGTATTGAAGAGTTCAAACGGATGAGGAGGTATATACAAAGTCAGAACAAAATACCAAAGGATGCTATGGGAGTCCTAAAGTTAACGTTTGCAGCTTTAGAAGGACATACGCAAGAAATACAAGAGATTAAGACTGAAGTGAAGGGGTTACGAGAAAACGCTCCGCTATACGCCATTGAATGTGACGAAATAACAAAGGCTGTAAAAAGGTTAGGTTTTTTGTTATTGGGGGGTAAAAATTCGAATTCTTATCAGGATAACAGTCTTAGAAAAAAGCTGTATAGCGATATTTATAGTCAATTACATCGAGAGTTTGGTGTGAATAGTTATAAAGCTATTAAACGTAATCATTTGGATAGAGCTATACAAATAATTAATGAAGAATATTCAATTCCAACAGTTTTAAATGAAGAAATTAAAGTTAAAAACTCACAAATAAATATGGCAGAATTTCAATAGGAGGAAGAAACATGCAACGGAAAATTTTAGTGATTACTGGCAATTTAGTAGGTCTACCAACTGTCAGTGAATTTAAAACAAAAGATGCCGCAAAACAGCAGATTAAAAAGCTTATCCAAAAAGGAATAAGTCCAAATGTTATTCGTATAACACAAGAAATTTCTATGAATATCGAAATTCAAGTTGATGTTGAATTTGAGGAATAAGAAAGATTTAGGAGAAAAAATATGGATAGCATGATGGATTTAAATGAGTACATAAAAAAAGAATCCGTTGCAGCGGATTCTATAAAAAAATATCTCTGAATAAGTATAACATTGAATATCGATTTTGAGAATTTATGAGGTGACTAGTATGGGGATTATTCGAGTGAAAAAAGATAGTAATTATTCCGTCATAAATAATACTGGTTTAAAAGATAAAAGGTTGTCATGGAAGGCAAAAGGAATTTTGGCTTATACACTTACACTACCAGATGATTGGACTTTTCATATTAGTGAATTAGCTCAACATGCAAAGGATGGAGAAGATTCATTACGTACAGGTTTTAAAGAACTAAAAGAATTAGGGTATGTAAAGCGTTATCCCGTTCGTGATGAACATACAAAAAAAATTAAAAGATGGGATACGGAAATTTATGAAACACCACAAAAGAGAATTCCACAAGTGGAAAAGCAAGATGTAGGAAAGCCATATGAGGAAAATCCGACACTACTAAATATCAATAAACTAAATACTAAAATACAAAATACTAATCATGATGATAAGGATAAATTAGAATCTCATATATTATTCGGTAGAGAGTTTAAAAAAAATTATAATTTTTTAAAAGAGAGAGGCATTCCGTTAAGTGAAATTGCATTTACGGAGTTAGGCGATTTTTGTGATTTGTTTAGTAGTGAGTTAATTCAGTATGCAACTAATAAAGCTATTGATGAGAATGCACCAAGATGGAACTACGTTAAAGCTATATTGAGTAATTGGAAGGAGCAAAAAGTTAAAACATTTGCTGATGTGACCGCGCTAGATAGACGTTTCAAAATGAGTAAGAATAAGAAATTTAATGAATCAGGTAGAAATTATTCGACTAGAAAAGAGCTTGTCCCAGATTGGTTATATAAAGATGACGAACACACGAATCAAGAAGTGGAAAGAAAACCCGCGCAGTACACTGAGGAAGAGCGTGAGAGATTAAAAGAGGTATTAAATAAATATAAGTCTTAAGAAAAGATAAAATGGTCGACGACTTTGGTGTTTAAAAATGTATTATCTTAATGCTAAGATTAAATGATTATATTCTTCAAAAATGTTTGATGTATATTAAACATCTTTGAAGATATTCGTGAATGTTTGGAGCAAGTATTAACAATTTGTGATTTCTGTTTGATTATTAATGTCTTACAAGGATTGTTCGAAGGGTGTTTTTCATTATCTATTCAGGAGTTAATTACAGTATTGGAATTCTAAAGAGAAAATGAATTTATAAATAGTAGGAAATGGTTGTGTTTATTAAATGAAAGATGTTCTACAAATAACAAAGATTGAAAAAGCCAATAAGGATATAAGTTTTATTAAATTAGTAGTATTTAAATTTACAAAAAGGAAGTAGGTGAATCGTCAGATGTTTGAATGGCTCAAAGATTATAAGAAGTTAGAAGAAGAAATCGCTTATTTAGAATACAACTTAGACAAATCAAAAGCGGAATTAAAGCGCTGGACTAGTGGGGACTTGCAAAATGTACGATTAACCGCTGAGTCGGAAGGGGCTAAGGTAGAAGACCGGATTGAAGCAATTGAATATGAATTAGCTCATAAGATGAATGAAGAATTTGATTTAAAGCTTTTGATGAATAAGTTTGCAGGACTGGATCATCAAATACTTAAAATGAAATATGTTGATGGAATGACCTTAGAACAAATAGCATTTGAATTGCATTATAGTACAGGCTATATTCGACGCAAACACGCTGAAATAAGAAAAATTGTCAAGTTTTTAGATGGATTTTAATGTTACCTTTTTGTAGGGTACATGCGGTGTACAGAAAGTATTGAAAAAGTGATTTATAGTAGTAATATAAGATTTCGACGAAAGAGCAACTATTTTTATGGCTGCTCTTTTTGTTGTGAAAGAAGGTGAGCAACATGAAGTAATTTTATAAATTAATGAGTATTGGGCTGATAACCATATGTAGTAAAGTAGTAGTTTTTTAGACAAAAATAATAGTGGAATAAGGAGATGATTAGTAATGAGTATACTAGCTGCTTCAGTTAAAACAAAGAATCTGCCACAACAAGTGTTACGTTGGCAATCAATGGTAGAAAGTGAATGTGCTGCACAAGGTGTTTCTGAGTTAGTTCCTTACGTACTTGGAATTATTATGGTGGAAAGTGGAGGGAACTCTGAAACAACACCGGATATTATGCAGTCAAGTGAATCACAAGGGTGGGCGATGAATACAATCAAGAATCCTAAAGATTCAGTGTATTACGGGGTAAAGCATTTAAAAGGAGCCTTTGATGATGCAAAGAAGAATGGTATTACAGATTTAAGTGCTATTGTTCAATCATATAATTTTGGACGAGCTTACCTTCGTTGGTTAGCTTCTAACAATAAACAACATTCATTACCGGTGGCAGATCAATATTCTAAAACAGTGGTTGCACCATCGCTTGGAAATAAAACTGGCGCTATGGTTAAATATAGTCACCCTATCGCCGTGGCGTACAATGGTGGTTATCGATATAAAAATGGCGGTAATTTTTTCTACGCTGAAATTGTTAAACAATATGTAGATTTTAATGCAGGTGGTGTCCCGCAACCAGAAGGAATT